ATGGAAGTCCCGGAGACCGAGAACTCCCGGAAGAAGCGAACCAAGTGGCCGGTCGAGGTGAAGGTCGATTCGGTCCGCGTGCTGATCTATCGCACCGGCGAACGCCATTTCACTGCGGCGTGGCGCCAGGCGGGCCAGCGAAAGCGGCTGGTGCGCGCGACGCTCGAGGAGGCCACGGATGCCGCCAAGCAGCGCGCCCGCGAGATCTCTGCGGGGAAGGCCGGCCTGGCGGATTTCCGGGGGGCGGACCGGGAGCGCTACTCGCTTTCGGTGGAGGCGGTGCGGCCGACCGGCATCCCGCTGGAGGTCGCTTCCCAGGAATACGCGGAGGCATGGAAACTGGTTCAGCCCGCGTCGCTGATCCAGGTTGCGAGGTGGTGGAAGGAGAAGCACGCCCAGGAGCTTCCGTCCAAGCCGGTGCCCGAACTCGTCGAGGAGATTTTGCGCGACCGGGCGGAGGCCGGGCTCGCCGACGTCTATCTGCGTTCGCTGGGCTACAAGCTCCGGTGGTTCGCCGGGCGATTCCCGGCGCCGATCCAGGGCATCACCGCGCACATGATCGAGGAGGCGCTCGGGCGGATCAAGAAACTCAAGCCCAAGACATGGAACAATTACCGGACCGATATCCTGACCCTGTTCCATTACGCGCGGATGCGGGGCCATCTGCCGCGGGACCGGGAGGTCGAGGCGGCCCTCGTCAAACGGGTGAAAGACCCTGGCAAGCGCATCCGGGTTTTCTCCCCCGCTGAGATGTCGCGGCTATTGAATGCGGCGGCCCACGGCGTTGCCGCCAGGCGCGGCAGGCCCGCGATCGCGCCACGGCCCGATCTCGTGCCCTTCATCGCGATCGGGGGTTTTGCCGGCGTTCGCCCGATGGAGATCGGCCGTCTCGAGTGGTCCGACATCCAGTGGAAGCGCGGGGTGATCGAGGTGGCCAAGCACAAGGCCAAGACCGCCTCGCGGCGCCTGATCCCGATCCAGCCCAACCTGGCCGAATGGCTCGCCCCCTTCCGGGCCGGGCGCGGCCACATCTGCACCACGCGCACCTGGCGCTGCGTCACCGCCCTGGCCAAGGCCATCGGGCTGGAATGGCCCCACGACGTGCTGCGGGATTCATTCATCAGCTACCGCACCGCCGTGACACAGAATCTCTCGCAGGTGGCGCTGGAGGCGGGCAACTCCGAGCGGATCATCCGGCATTCCTATCTCGAACTCCGCACACCAGAGGAAGGAAAGGCGTGGTTCTCGATCAGGCCGGAGGGCGCGGCCTCCAACGTGGTGCCGCTATCGAGGGCCCGATAGTCCGCCCGTCGCGCTCCTCGGTTTAATAGTCGCTCCCCTGCCGCGGGAGCCGCTCGCGATAGGCCTGCAACCGGAATTTGAGCGCGTGGAGCTTCTGTCGCGCGGTGCGTCCGGGAATCGACCACGACTGAAGGAAATCGTTCCATAGCGCCGGGTCGTCGATCTCCTGTAAGGCCTTGCCGATTATCGCCCACTCCTCTCGGGCGATGGCATCGGCCCAAGGGCGCGTCTTGGCCCGCGCCTCGGGCAGAAGGGCGGTCGCCTCTCGCTCGAGGGCCTCGTTCAATGTCGCTGCCGGTGCCTCCTCGGGCTGATATTCCGGACAGTCGGGTGGCAGGGAGATGCCGCGTTCGGCGAGGGCATGGGCCAGGGCGCGGGTGACCCAATCCACGAGCGATGTCCGCTCGGCATCGGCGGCGCGCTGGACGGCTCCCCGCAAAGTCTCGGAACAGCGCAGGTTCAGGGCGCCGATCTTCTTCTGTGGCGTTTTCTTCGATTTCGCACTCGTTTTTGGCATTGTGAATAATCCCTTTCTTCTAAAATCTGTCGTCTGCAAGTGTCTACTCTACAACGGCTTCGGTGCAACACAATGTATTGCAACAATACGGTTGTATCAGTCTCGCTCTGCAAGCATCTTGGGTCAAGCACAACACAAAGGAGAGTCACATGACACAGACAGATGCGATGCTTTCGGAGATCGGGGCGCAGGTACCGAGGGTCGAGGTGACGCTGAGGAGATCGGCGATCCAGGGGCGGATCGTCGGGGCGGAGGCGACGTCATTCCCCGCCGTCGCGGGGATGTTCGATTGGATGGCGAATTTCCCGCACGAGGCGCTCTTCACGGTCAGCCTGGATGTCGCCAACCGGATCCGGCACTTCGCCCAGGTGGCGACCGGCGGCAGCGCCGGGATCTCGGTGAGCCCGGCGGAGGTATTGCGGCCGGCGTTCCTGACGAATTCGCGCGGCATCATCCTGATCCACAATCATCCGCACGGCGATCCCCGGCCCAGCCCCCAGGACATCGAATTCACGCGCCGGATGCGCCGGGCGTGCCGGTCGCTCGGGATCTGCCTCCACGAGCACCTGGTGATCGGCTGGAGCGGATTTTTCTGCCGCGTCTGCCGGCAGATCGATCGCGGCGAGGAGACCGTGTGGAGGGCGTCGTCAATCGCGCCGCCGGAGGGGCGGCATAGGCCGGTCAATCCCTGATCCTGCCCTTCTTCGGGGCGGCGACCCTGACGAGCTGGTCCTCGATGTACTGGGAGAGGCTGATGCCGTCGGTGTCCGCGTTCGCCTGAGCGGCGTCGAGGATGTCGGCGCGGATCGTCACGCCGACCTTCTTCTTCCTGGCCCAGGGTTTTTTTCGGGGTGCGCCCATAGGTTTTTTATACGATAAAAATCCGACCATGTCAAACGGCGGTTGACGGGCGGATAATTATCGGATAACTATCCGACATCATGGGACGGCCGAAGAGCGGGCGAAAAGGCAGGGCGGTGAGCCTCTACATGTCGGGCGCGATCATCGGGGGGGCGATCCGGCGGGCGAAAGAGAGCGGCTGGTCCCTCTCCGAATACATCGAGCGGGTCCTCAACGGGGACCTCCACCGAAAGATCGGGATCGCGCACAGGTTTTCCCGGCACCCGGGAGGCGGCCCAAAATGAGGGCGCCGGTCATCGGGGCCAGCTTCCGGCCGGCGCCAGCTGCCGATGGGGAAAACCGACTGATGGGATCCGCCCTCGAGCGCCGGTTCGACCTGGTCTGGCGGGCCATCGGAGGACCGCGGCTGGAGCGCGAGCACCGGTTCGCGGCGGCGATCGGGCGACGGTGGCGGATCGACCGGGCCTGGGTCGATGCGAAAGCAGCATTCGAGCTGGAGGGCGGAACGTGGACGGGCGGCAGGCACACGCGGGGGACCGGATTCCGCGATGACTGCGTGAAGTACAATGCGGCCGGGACGCTTGGCTGGCGCGTGTTCCGGCTCACGGGGGAGATGGTGACCATCGAGTACCTCGGGGAGATGCTCTCGGCGATCAGGGAGGCAAGGGGGATCAATTTCAGTTTCGCGCGCAGGGGCGGGCGCGCGAGGCGCAGGAGAACCACGCCCCAAGGGAGAACCCCATGATGCAATTCCAACAGGCGCAGCGGCGCCGCGCCAAACTCAAGCTCGCCGTGACCGGCCCTCCCGGCTCCGGGAAAACGATGTCGGCCCTGCGGCTGGCCGCCGGGCTGGTGGGCCCAAAGGGCAGGATCGCGGTGATCGACACCGAGAACCGGTCCGCATCGCTCTACTCGGACCGCTACCGGTTCGACGTGCTGGACATCGAGCCGCCATTCGAGGCCGAAAAGTTCGTCGAAGCCATCAATGCGGCGGTCGCGGCCGGCTACGGGTGCCTCATCATCGATAGCGCGTCCCACTTCTGGAAGGGCGTGCTCGAATTCAAGGGCTCGCTCGATTCGCGGGGCGGCAACTCCTTCACCAACTGGAACCAGGCGGGCAAGAAGTACGACGCCGGCCTGGGCTCGATCCTGCAGAGCGACATCCACCTGGTCGCCTGCCTCCGGTCCAAGTTCGAGTACGTCCTGGAACAGGACATGAAAGGCAAGCAGGTGCCGCGCAAGGTGGGGCTCGCGCCCGTGTTCCGGGACGAGGGCGAGTACGAGTTCACGATCGTCTTCGACATCGCCCACGACCACACCGCGCAGGTAAGCAAAGACCGCACCGGGATATTCACCGACCGGATCTTCCAGGTGACCGAGGACATCGGCCGCCAGGTCGGCGCGTGGCTCGAGGGCGCGACAACGGCTGCGCCGGAAGCGGTCAAGCCAACGAAGCTGGGAACGCCCGAGGCTGGGAATTCCAGGATCGGGGAATCCCATGCGCCGGCAGTCCCAGAGGCGGGGAATCCTGAGGGTGATGAATCCCCCGACCGCAAGAAGTTCGAGGATCTCGTGGCGCCGGTCCGCGAGCAGGCGCTCGCCTGGATGACGAAAGAGGGATGGCTCGCGCCCGGCGCGGACATCTCCGCGATGGACGTCACACACATCCGCAAGGCGCTCAAACGGCCGGCGGCATTCCTGCGTGCGGTGCAGCAGTCCGCCGCCTGAACCCAACCACCAACAACAGAGGAGACATCAAAATGAGAGTGCAATTCCAGGACCGGGGCGGCTTCCAGCTGCTCGAGCCCGGCAACTACATCGCCATCGTCGCGGAAGCCCGCGAGGGCACGAGCAACGCCGGCAACCCGAAGATCGATTTAAAGCTGAACATCAACGAAGTGATCGTCTTCGACCAACTCGTGTTCACAGAGAACGCGGGCTGGAAGATCGACACGTTTCTCAAGGCCTGCGGCCTGGCTCCGGCCAAGGGGGAGTTCGTCGAACTCACCGCCGACAAGTGCCTCAACGCCGTGGGGCGCGTGCGCATTGGCACGAAGCCGGGGCTCAAGGATCCGTCCAAGGTCTACAACTGCGTCGATGCCTGGCTCTGCGACAAGGAGTCCATCGCGATCGCCGACAAGGCCCGGGACGACATCCCCTTCTGAGGGAGGCAGCCATGGACAATCCCCTGCTGCGCTTGCAGGAGGCCGCCAAGAGGCTCGGCCTGAGCCAGAGCAAGCTCTACGCGATGTGCGCCCGCCGGGAGATCGGACATGTCCGCCCCGGCGGGCCGCGCAGCCGCATCTTCATCCCGGAGTCCGAACTCCGGGAGCACATCCGCCGCTGCTTCAAGCCGGCCAGGGGGATGTCCTGACATGGAGCTGCGTCCCTACCAGATCGAAAGCTGCGAGGCGATCGGCGCCGGCTGGAAGGAGTTCGCCAAACAATTGGCCGTCCTTCCGACCGGTTCGGGCAAGACGATCATCGCGGCGAAGGTCTCGATGGATGTCGTCGAAGCGGGCGGGCGCGTTCTGTTCCTCGCGCACCGCGAGGAACTCCTCACCCAGGCCATCGACAAGTTCCGAACCGCGATCGGCATCGAGCCCGATCTTGAGAAGGCGCAATTCCGCGCGTCGCGGCAGGCCCCGATCGTGGTGGCCTCGATCCAGACCATGGTGGCCCGCAAAGACGATTGGCCGCGGGACCATTTCGATCTGGTCATCGTCGATGAGGCCCACCACGTCCTGGCGAACACCTACCGGAAGGTGCTCTCCCGCTTCGAGGGGCACGCGAAGGTTCTGGGAATTACCGCTTCGCCTGATCGCACAGACGCGCGGAACCTCGGTGCCTTCTTCGAGAACATCGCCTTCGAGGTCTCGCTCTTCGAACTGATCCGCCAGGGATATCTCTCGCCCATCGCGTGCAAGGCGATCCCGGTGCAGATCGATCTGTCCGCGGTGCGCAAGGTGGCCGGGGACTATTCCGAGGCCGACCTGGGCGACGCGGTCGAGCCCTACCTCCGCCAGATCGCCCGCGCCATCCGAGAGCACGCCGCCGCGCGCAAGACGCTGGTTTTCCTGCCGCTCATCCGCACGAGCGTGATGTTCCGCGAGATCTGCCGCGCCGAGGGGCTATCCGCCGAGCACGTGGACGGCCAGATGTCCGGACGCCGCGAGGTGCTGCGGCGCTTCGCGGATCGCGAATTTGACGTCCTCTGCAACGCGATGCTTCTGACCGAGGGCTACGACGATCCGGCAATCGATTGCGTGGTGGTCCTTCGACCGACGCAATCCCGGCCCCTGTTCTCGCAGATGGTGGGCCGCGGGACCCGGATCGCGCCGGGAAAGACCAACCTGCTCTTGCTCGATTTCCTGTGGCTGCACGAGAAGCACAGCCTCATCCGGCCCGCGCACCTGGTCGCGTCGACCGAAGAGATCGCCGAAGAGATGATCGGGGCGCTCGAGGCCGGCGGGGCCGCAGAGCGCGACCTCGAGGACCTGAGCCTGGAGGTCTGCGCGCAGCGCGAGGAGAGGCTCCGCGCCGAGCTGGCCGCCAACTCTAGGCGGAAGGGCCGCACGATCGACGCGGTCGAGTTCTGCCTCTCGCTGCACGACATCCCCCTGGCCGAGTACGCGCCCACGATGGGCTGGCACGGGAAGCCGGTCTCCGAGGGACAGGCGAGGATGCTGGACAAGGCTGGCTTCGACGCGGGCTCGATCCGAGACCGGGGCCACGCCTCGGCGATCATCGATGTCCTCATGACCCGGCGGCGGCTCGGGCTGGCCACGCCCAGGCAGCTGCGGTACCTCCGCCAGCTCGGCCACCCCAGTCCGGAGACCGCCACCTTTCAAGAGGCGAACGAATTTCTGAACTCCCGCTGGGGCGCTCGTCCCGCGACCTCGGGGGTGGCGGCATGACGCGGGCGCAGTGGTTGCTCATGGTGCGCACGCGTCGCCCGGACGATGACGACGGCGACACGCTGGCGCAAATCGAGCGCACCGAAGAGGCCGGGCGGCTCATCGAGGAGTACCGCACCGTGGCCGCCCGCCTGGCCGATCGCGCGCGGCAGGACCAGTGGCCCGAGGAGGCGCATGGCTGAGCTGCCGGCATCCACCCAGCGGTACCTCGCCGAACGGACGCCCGAGGGCGAGCGCAACGCGGCGCTCTTTGCCGCCGCCTGCCAGTTTCGCGACGCGATCGCCACGCTCGGCGACACGGAGCGCGCGCTGGTCCCGTGCGCGATGCGAGACGGGCTCTCCGAGGCCGAGGCCCGCAAGGCGATCCGTTCCGCGTTCAAGGGCAGCCGCCGCGAGCCCATCCGCCACCGTTTCATGGATCGCGGCGGGCAAGTGACCGCGCCAGCGATCCCCCAACGAAACGGCGATGGCCATCCCCGGCCAGCGAAGGCCATCGCAAGGCGTTTCTCCGAACCGGCCGCTGCCGCGGCTCTGCCGGAGGCAAGAGAGGGCCTCATGGCCACCTACCTGCATTTTGAAACGGCATACGGGCCCGAGGAGCAGGTCGCTGTCTGCGTTGGTTCAATGGGCGAGGACGGCCGGGATCATCCCGCCGGTGCGGGCCAGACGCGCACGCGCGATGAATGGCTGGCGCTGCTGGCATCCGGCATAGACCCATGGCCCAGGGAACCGGGCGCGGGCGTATTCGTGCGGATCAACCCGATGCTCGCCGGCGGCAAGACCGATTCGGACGTGGCCGCCTTCCGCCACGCGCTCCTCGAGTGGGACGACCTGCCCATCGAGAGGCAGTGGCCCATCATCCGCCACTCGAGGATTCCGTGCACGGCGGTGATCAACTCCGGTGGCCGCTCGCTCCACGCATGGGTGCGCGTGGACGCGAAGGGCGCGGAAGAGTACCGCGAGCGTGTCGCGGCCCTGCACGAGTTCTTCGCCGATTGCGCGCCCTGCGCCAAGAACAAGAATCCCTCGCGTTTCAGCCGGCTCGCGGGCGTCGCTCGTGGTGCGGCACAGCAGCGCCTGCTGGCAACGAACATCGGGGCCAGATCATGGTCTGAGTGGGAGGCGGAGGCCAATTCCCGGCTGCCGAGGATAGTCGACGCCAGCGAACTGCTGGCCCATCACGCCGATGAGCCAGAGCCGCCCGTGCTGGTGGCCGGCGTGCTCCACCAGGGATCCAAGATGGTGATCGGCGGCGGATCCAAGAGCTACAAGACCTGGGCGCTCACCGACCTCGCAGCCTCGGTGGCCTCGGGTTCGCCATGGTGGGGCCTGGAGACGACCCAGGCCCGCGTGCTCTACATCAACTTCGAGATCCAGCCCTTCTTCTACGCCCGGCGCCTGGGCGACGTCGTCACCGCCAAGATCTGCCCGGTCATCCCCGGAACGCTCGACGTCTGGAACCTCCGCGGCCACGCCGCATCGCTGGATTCGCTGATGCCGGAGATCATCGCGCGGGTGCGGCACGCCGGCTACGGGCTCATCATCATCGACCCGATCTACAAGGGCCTCGGCGGGCGCGACGAGAACCGGGCCGGGGATGTCGCCGAGCTGCTCAACGAGGTCGAGAGGCTCGCGACCCAGACCGGCGCCGCCGTCGTCTTCGGCGCCCACTTCTCCAAGGGCAACCAGTCGGGCAAACAAGCCATGGACAGGATCGGTGGCTCCGGCGTCTTCGCCCGCGATCCGGATTCGATCCTCACCCTCACCCCGCACGAGGAACCCTTCTGCTACACGGTCGAGGCCACCCTGCGCAACTTCCCGCACCTGGAGCCCTTCGTGCTGCGCTGGCACTTCCCGCTCTTCCAGCCGGTCTCTCTGGACGCCGGCAAGCTCAAGAGGGCCGGCAGGCCCGAGGCCGTGCCCGCAACCGAGGTGCTCGAACGCCTCAGCCCCGACGGCATGACGCCGAAGGCATGGCTCGCCGCGGTCCAGGAGGTCCACGAGCTGAGCCGCGCCTCCTTCTATCGGATCCTCGAAAAACTCACCGCCACCAACCAGGTCAGCAAGTCGGAGGGCGGTCTCTACGTCAGAACAAAACAATAAAGGAGTTATAGAATGAGCGCATCAGTCTCAAAATCTCAAAATTATTTCCCAGTCTCAGAGACACAGCTGTCTCAAAAGTCTCAAAACCAGATATCTATCTGGTTTGAGACTGAGACAGCAGCGGGTCTGCCTGATCTGCGACTGTCTCAAAATCCCACCCACCGAAACGCCAGGGCCAGACCCGCGAAATACCGATGTGCGGGCCTGGGGAGGATGATCGCCTCCATGCCGGAAGACGGCCTCGCCCTGGAACACAGGAGCCAGCCGGACGAGCCGTTCGACCACGAAAAGTCCCCCTTGCTCCGGTGGCTGTTGCAACAGCATGCCATTCACAACTACCTCGTCAGCCGACTCAGGGGCATGGGCCTGATCGTCTTCGACGCGACGACCGGCCGATGGATCCCCAACCTCAGCCATCCGGATGTCAGGACATCGGGCCATGAGTGAGCCGATCACAAAGCCCGGTGCGGCCGACGGCGGCGGCCCGCGCCTCTTCGTCAGGACCGTCCACCAGATCTGGGCCCATCACCCCATCCTCGGCGATCTGCCCGCGGGCCCGCGCTACGGGATCCCCGGCATCCCGCTGCCCGTCCACCGGTTCAGCTTCGACGACATCCTCGATGCCCACGAGGCATGCCTCCTCCTCGAGGAGTACCTGCGCCGCAAACCCGCCCCGCGATCGGCGAAAAAGAGAAAGGCGAACCCATGAGCGATGAACACTACACCGCCCGCCAGGGCGACGCCGACGCGCAGTACCGGCGCGAGTACAACGCGTGGCTGGCGGCCATGACCCCGGAGGAGCGCAAGCGCGCCGAATCCCTGGGGCTGGCCAAACCCGTGGTCGAGGACGCGGGCGGAGGCTTCGGTTCCAAGGACATCGCCGACACGCCCCTAGCCGCCGCGTGGCCGAAAGGGTTTGGTGAGGACGATGGGGACGGCCTTGGTAATGGGGTCTATTCGGCCTCTGATACGTGCGTATCATTCGGGAAGGGGCCCGATGGCCTTGTCCGCCAGGAGGCCGTCTGGGACGCTGTGCGCCGGATCCTCGGGGAACTGCTCTCCCAGCCCAACCGCAGCCTCGCGGTCGAGTGCATGGCGATGACCAGCGGCCTCTCCTACCTCGGGGACTCGATGGTCGACGTCGCCCACCGCCACGGCGTCACCCGCGCGGCCGTGAGCAAGCGCTGCGTGGAGTTGACAGACAAGCTCGGGCTGCCGCCATCGCGGGCCATGCGCAGCCTCGCCGCCCGCCAATCGTACCGCCAGACCCAGCTGTCCATCCGCAACCGCAAGGAACAACCCAGAGCAAAGGAGAAACCACATGGAAACCGTCGTCGCAATCCAGGACGTTGAGGGAAAGGTCAGCGCCAGCCCGCTGGGGCTGCAGATCCGCGGGGAACTCAGCTTCGCCGAATGGAAGCGCCTCGCCCCTAAGATCGGCCAGGCACTGCGCTCCTGCGCGTTCGTCGTGGGCGACTGGCTGGTCTACGGAGAGGAGCGCTTCGGCGACCAGCCCCTGCTCCCCGGCATCGATCCTGGACCCAGCCGCACCGTCTCCCGCGAGCAGTACGATGCCGCCCACGCAGCCACCGGCATCGACGAGGCGGTCCTCGCCAACTACGCCTACGTCGCCCGAAACGTCCCGCGCTCCATGCGCCGGGAATCGCTCTCATGGGAGCACCACCGCGCCGTGGCCAAACTCGAGGAGCCCGAACAAGGCCGATGGCTCGAACAGGCCGAAAAGGCAGAACTCACCTCCCGCCGGCTGCGCGCCTCGATCTCCGCAGGTCGCGTCGTCGAAATCGAGGAACTCGGCGCACCTGCAGATCCCGGCATCCCCAACCACATCCCCGCCATCAACCGCCTCTCGGCCTGGTGGGGGCAGATCACCGCCACCGACTGGCTGCAGCGCCGAACGCTCGACCAGCTCGAGGCCATGCTCCGCGACTTCGCGCCGGTCGAGACCATCCTCGGGCAGATCCGGCAGGCGGCCGAGCAGCAGAAGAAAGGGCGGCTGTGAGAAGAAGAAAAAGCGGGTCGCGCGAGCGTGCTTGGGATAGGGGGGAAAGAACGAAGCCCGCGCGACCCTGACGCCTGGGTGGTTTTGGGATCAGATGTTCCCCAAGCGCTGGAATGACGTTGCCACAGCTGACTGTGATCGGACAAGCCTGCAGATTCCCCCTGTGTCGCTGTGGGCTCAAGGAGACCCTGCAGCCGCTGGTGGAGCTGTATGGGAGGCTGTGAGACGCGGTCTTTCCCCCTTTTGGAAGTTCATCTCCAATGGTAGACTGCGACGAAGAGTGAGAGGACGCCTTATGGGATATTCTGCGCTCGCTGCCAAATCAACCGTTATCGCCTCTGGAATTCAACGGCAAGGTCTGCGGTTTGCTCTCAAACCGGCTCTCCAACAATGTGCCTGCCTCATGGCCGGGTCGTTTCTTTTTTTCACATCAGGTCCTTCTCTGGCGGCGCCAGGAGATCTGGACACGACCTTCAATGGAAGCGGCATGGTTACTACCTTGATGGGTTTGGGCCCGGATTACGGTCGGGGCGTGGCAGTCCAGGGCGACGGGAAAATTTTGCTCGCTGGTAGTGCCACGATCCCCACGTATCGCGACTTCACGCTGCTCCGCTACAACGCCAACGGAAGTTTGGACACAAACTTCAACGGCACAGGCAAGGTCACTACCCCGATGAGCAGCTATGACGATTACGGTCAGGCCGTTGCCATTCAGGCCGACGGGAAGATTCTAGTGGCCGGTTATGCCGGGTATTTCGCCTCCGTAGATTTTGCGCTGGCTCGGTATGAAACGAACGGGAATCTGGATATGACCTTCAATGGCACTGGGAGGGTAATCACCCCGGTGGCCACTGACAACGATTACGGCCAGAGCGTGGCCTTGCAGACCGATGGGAAGATTCTGGTGGCCGGTTATACCAGGATCGGAACTAATGACGACTTCGCGTTGGTCCGCTATAAGACAAACGGAACGCTGGACACCACCTTTAACGGTTCGGGCAAGGTGACGACTCCCGTGGGCAGCTATGATGATTGCGGCCAGGCCGTGGCGATTCAGGGCGACGGAAAAATCTTGGTTGCGGGTTATGCCATGATTGGAACTCAGTACGATTTCGCATTGGTCCGCTACGAGACGAACGGGAGCCTCGACACCAGCTTTAACGGCACGGGCAAAGTGACGACCCCCATGAGCAGCTACGATGATTTCGGTCAGGCGGTGGCGATTCAAGGCGACGAAAAGATTCTAGTTGCCGGTTATGCCTGGGACGGTTCTTGTAACCGGTTTGCGTTGGCTCGCTACAATGTGAACGGCACCTTGGACACCAACTTCAATGGCAACGGCAAGGTGACGACGATTTTTAATGGTTATGATGACCGTGGCCAAAGTCTGGCGCTTCAGAGTGATGGGAAGATTCTGGTCGCCGGTTACGCCTCAAATGGCTACTATGAGTACTTTGCGGTAGCTCGCTACAATCAAAATGGCAGCCTGGACCCCAGCTTTAACGGTTCGGGCAAGGTGACGACCCACATCAGCAGCTACGATGACTGGGGCGCCAGTGTAGTGGTTCAAGGTGACGGGAATATCGTGGTGGCCGGCAGCGCAAACAGTCACCTCGCACTCGTGCGCTATTGGGGAGGGGATGTGGAGATCGCGGTTGAACAACCAGCAGGGAGGGATTTGCTGGACGGTGCAGCGAGCGTTGATTTCGGGCCAACATTGACCACTGCAACGTCAGACCGGACTTTTGCCATAAGAAACGCGCGTGGCGGGAATCTCACAGGGCTGGGCGTCACAATCGATGGCTCCAACGCAGGGGATTTCTCAGTCTTTGAGAACCCGACTGCACCCGTGACCGGGCCAACGGGAATCACTACATTTGCCGTGCGGTTCGCGCCGATGACTGGAGGATCGAAGGCCGCTTCAATGCACATTGCGAGCAATGACAGTGATGAGAATCCTTTTGATATCAATCTTACCGGACGGGGTCTTGCCCCCAACGCGGATGATGACGGTGATGGCATAAACAATGAGGCGGAAATTGCGCTCAAGTCCCTTGGGTTTGATCCTTTGGTCGACTCGACCGCGCTGCGCACCGTGGCGCGTGATAATTCTATAGCGCTGGATCTCTATCGAGCGAGCGATATGCAGACTTTAGCACTTGGGGCCCCGCTGCTCGAGAGAGACGGTGCCACCGGTCAATTTCATTTGATCATAGGTGTAGATAGGTCATCTGATCTAAAGACCTGGGCGCCGTTGAGCGGTTTCTCGCCCACCTATGATGAACCGAACGGGATAATCGACATCGGTATCACACCGGATGGATCGAACCCGCAGTTCTTTCGAGTGATAGGTGGCAGGCCGTAGACGCTGCTAGGGAGTCTTCTAGCGCCCTCGACAAAGGTCGGGGGCGCCGACCACCCCCCTGAAAACCCATGTGAGGTGGCAAGTTCAACTTGCCAGAAAATTCAACGTGTCGGATGACCCAGAACCGACGGAACCATCTGAAGCCCAATAGGCTTGTGCATTGAGTGCGCTGTTGAGAAAATCCTGGAAACGGGCCCAACTTGCCGGAAAACAGGAAAATCAGTGGCAGCCCACCTGAAAAACCCGATGTGAAGTGGCAAGTTCAACCGGCCAGAGAATCGAGTGGGTCCACCGGCATCGGAGCAGGAGATCGCCATGTGTCTCGGCGCCTTGGCATGCGTCTTTGACCTCGCGATTCGATATGGGGCCGTGTCGGAGTGAATGCGCGATCGATGGAGACAGAGTCGGGATTCCGCCCCAAGAGCCTCGGCGCACCAAGGCGCACCGGCCCTCGGCGTGAGGACCGGCTGCGAAGCGGGGCGGCCCCGAAACCTGGTAGTGTCAGGATCTTTCGCACATTCTCGGTTGGGTCATTGGTTGAGCGGTTCGCTGCTTTGGATGGGCGTGTATTTATTGCTTCAAGTTAAGAGCATCGAAAACCCGAAGATTCATGGGCAATCCAAGATCGAGTAAGAACTCTCTAATATCGCGAGCGAGTGATGAGGACATTTCCCGAAACGGTCCGTCATCAATCGCCATCTTGCCGGACTTCACGTCAACCCAAATACTTACAGGTTCACCTCCCCGCGGCTTCAAAACGATTAGATGAGATGCTTCCTCAGAGAGGTTTTGAAGACTCAACCATTCTGTTAGTATGAATCGTCGATGAAACACCTCCTTGAGCCGCGACAGATCACTCGGCCCAAGAGTTGCGCGGAGGCCTTCCGGACGCCGCGCTGGTGATGTCAACGTCATAGCGTATGCATCTGTTGTGGGCAGGATTGCTTCCCTTATGGTGTTCATGTCCGTCGCGCTAACGAACGTTGGACGAGCGAGAACCCATGCAATCGCCGCGAGAGCGAATATCGCCCCGATAAGACTGATGAGAATAGCTTTTGCCTTCATGGAACTCGGGCGCCGTTTACGAAAGTCGCCGATCCAGCAGATCCAAAATGAGGGCCGTTAACGCCGCCTGTTATGCGGAATCCTGTCCTGTCTCCCATATAGCCTGTCACGTCTGTGTCTGGCAGTAGCTTGCTCAGTTCCCGGGCCATGCTGCCTTCGGTACGATCGATGCCATAATCCTGATCAAACATTCCCGGGCGTTCCCCCGCCGTCTTGCACCCATCCAAAGTCAAGTGGGACTCGCCATCTACATAGGGATCGAGAATATCCGCCAGCCTAGGAAGGAAATCGGGCGTGTCGTTGACGTTATCAGATCCGACTGAATTGCCATGTGCACGTAATGTGCCTTGTGCTATAAGATCGCCCGCGATGTTTTGCTGAAGGCCGGTTTCAAGTTCGCGAAGGCTGTTAGCTTCAAAGTCGAATCTCTTACCACATTGCGTTCGACCAAAAAACCGGTCAAGACCGAGAGGGTCAAACCATAGCAGTGGGTTGTTCGCCACGTAGGCGTAGAGATTGAGACCACCCAGTTCATGAACTGGATCTCTGCTTAGCCATCGGCCGAGTGAGGTCGAATAAGCACGGTATGGTGCGAGGTACAGCGCAGAGGGCGGGTGGTACAAATGCTGCGTGAACAGGAAATCGGAATCGATGTTCCCCGAGATCTTCGTTACTCGGCCCCAGGGGTCATAGGCGTAAGTGGCACGGATTGTGCTAGCGCTGTCGATCACTTCGCGAATCGAGCCGAGATGATCCTTCGTATGGAGGAAGGTTTCCGTTTGTCCGTTTTCTGTTTGGAAGCCTTGGGGATAATATCGCTTGCGGGAGGTGTTGGCGTAGTCCCTCTCCTCAGCGATCTGGAATCCGGCCCACAGGAATCGTCTCACGGCATTCGTAGTCGTGCCGGTGAGTTCCGTGATTTCAACGCGGCGGTCCAGGCCGTCATAGGCGAACTCGGTCACATCGCTGTTGCGTGTGATTCGGGAAAGTCGGTTGCGCGAGTCCCAAAAGTAGATGTGCGTGGTTCCCGCCACGACATTGGTCAGCATGTTCCCATCGGGATCATATCCCAGGGCGATGGACGCGGTGGGGTCGACGACAACCCTGTAGTAATTCGTGGCCGTGTTTCCACTGCCGTCCGCGGCCGTGATCGTCACGGTGTTGCTGCCCTGGGAGAGGTTGGTGACGGCTGCGGAAAAGAGGTTGTTTGACCACGCCGAGGCGGGCTGGTCATTAACCTTGACGTTCGCGGGCTCATTCACGGAGCCGCCGAACTCGACGGTCGAACCCCGGCTGATGCCCGTGATCTGGTTCAGGTCGTTGTGCGTCGCTTTCGATAGAGACGAGCCGATCTTCTCGGTCAGGCGGTTCCCTGCCGGGTCATAGGTGTAGGCGTAGTCTTGAAGGAGAGTGCCGGTGCCGGAATCGCGGGCGACCACCGACCGGAGGCGATCGAGGGAGTCCAGCCCGACGATCATGGTGGTTGCCGCGGATGCCTGGGCGACGGCCCATTCTTTGATCCGATCCGCCTGGTCGTACTTGTATCCGAAAGCGGAGACCACGGCGCTGTTCACCAAATTCGTGATGGCCGAGAGTCGGCGGTCGCCGAGCACATCCTCATAGCCGTAGAGAATCTCAAGGCCGGAGGGGGCGGCGACGCGGGTGAGAAGCGGAGAGGCGGCAGTTTCGTACTGGTGATCGAAATGCCCGAGGGGATTATCCACGGCCTCGACGCGGCCCTGGCCGTCGAACTGCCACCGCATGGCGGCGCCGTTGATCTCGCGGTTGGTGAGTCGGTTCAATGCGTCGTAAGCATACGTGATGGTGTCGTCTTCCCACGGGCCATCGACGCTCAGGAGCCGGCCCGCGTCGTCGTGGGCGTAGGCGGTGGCGCCGATCCTATCCACCATGTTGGTGCGTCGGCCGCGCAGGTCGTAGGCGAAAGTTACGGGCGCGATGCCGGGGGCGGTCTGGCTGGTGAGGTTGCCCGATCCGTCATAGGCGAAGGCGTTGGTCTGCCCCCGGGCGTTGATCTGCGCCGAGAGCAACCCGCGTGCCTCGTAGAGGTACTCGATCGTGCTATCGTCGGCGAAGATGCGGCGGCGTGGACGGTTTCTGGCATCGTACTCCCAACGGGTGAATTTGCCGTTGGGGTCGCGAAGCCACTCGAGGTTGCCCTCCGGGTCATAGCCCATCTGGGCCAGGCTGGCGTCGGGCTCCTCGACCGCGACGAGGCGCTTGTTCGCGTCGTGGCGGAAGAACCTCCAGCGGCCCAGCCGGTCGCGGACCGAGCCGATGCTGCAGCAGTCCCAGATGTAATCCTCGAAGCTGCCGTCGCCCCACATCTGCTGGGTGACCCGGTCCAGGCCGTCATGTGTGAAAATGCGGACGCGGCCGGAGGCATCGGTGCGCCTCTCCACCCGGTCTTTGAGATCGTAGGTAAAGGAGGCGATGCTCTGGCCGGCGTGGACCACGTTGGTGACGCGGAAGAGCGCGTCGCGTTCGAACACCGTCACTTCGTTCAGGGCGTTGGTGATCGCCAGCAAGACGCCGTTCGTCTCGTAGGCGTAGGCGGTGGCGTGGTCGAGGGCGTCGCGGGTTTCGACGATCTGCCGGCGGTCGTTATAGCGGAGCCGGGCCACGCTGGCGCCGTCCTCGATCACGTTGGTCACATCCATGCCATTGGGCGCGTACTGCCACTCCCGCAGCAGGCCGCGCGGGTCGCTCATCGAGGTTAATCGGCCGAGGTCATTATAGGTGAACTGCGTAGTGAGGTTGGCCTCGTCGGTGGCGAAGGTGGCGTTTCCGTCGGCGTCGAAGGACCCGAAGCTCTTTTTGGTGCCATCCGCGTACCGGATCTCAGAGAGCAGGGCCCTGCCCTCTCGGACCGCGTACCGGAACTCGGTCTTGGGCGCGGATAGGGCGGGCAGGGTTGAGGCCATCTGGCGGCGGTCGCGGTGCCAGCTCGCGCGGTTGTAGCCGTTGTAATAGTATTCCTCCTTATTGCCCATCGGGTCGGTGACCGTGAGCCGAGAGTTCTGCCACATCTTTCCGCCAATGGGAGGGTAGGCGTTGGAGCCATTGGGCAGGCCGTCGGCGGGCTCGGTGAAGAAGGATGTGGTTCCGGTCGGGATGCGGATCGACGCCAGGAACAGGTTAGAGCCCCCGCCCGTGTACGTGTAGCCATAGCTCTGGCCGCCCATGTCGGTCTGGTTGGTGAGGTTTCCCAACGCGTCATAAGCGAACGTGGCGTTGCGGCCGAAGGGGTCGGAGATGTTGGTGACATGGCCACCGGCGAAGGCGACGGCGAAGTTGCGCCCCAGCGCGTCGGCCACGTTGGTGATCGAGCCGTTCGCGTCATGGTCGACGCGCACCGCGTTGCCGTGGGGGTCGCGGATTTCGAGGAGGAGAGAGTTTGTGGCGACCTGCACGCCGTAGAGGTAAACGGAACCGTCGGGCAGGGTCAGCTCGAATGTGTAGTCGGCCGTCTTGCGCAGGTCCATGCCGGCCAGCTCTAGGGCGGGAAGGTAGCCGCCGACGCCGTTCGGGCGGTACTGGTCGCGCCGGCCGTCGGGCATGACGATGATGACGTCCCCGCCGGGATTCTCCGTGGCATAGGATGTGTAATTGAGGGTCCACTTGTTGCCGACCGGCTGGATGCCGCCGCCGGCGTCGTGGCTATCGAGGCTGTTGTAGGTCAGCTCGAACGCCACCTCGGGGCCGAGCCCGCTCTCGTGCCAGAGGGGGGTGTCCATGACCACCAGATTGACGTTGGCCGGATTGACCTCCCAACCGGGCAGTCCGCGGCATGAGCGCGGACACCTTGGGCCGAGCTTGTCCTCGGGCTTGGCCAGGCCGCAGCAGCCCCCCGGCATCGATGTCTCCTCGGCGCTGGCCAGCGCGGCGCCCGGCGGAAACCGGCCATCGAGGGTGATCGCGATGCCGCTGAATTGTCGGAGGATCTCTCCCTCGGTCAAGAGCGTCTCGTGGCCGAGCCGCGGATCAAACACGCGCGACTCGCCCGAGGGCAGCGCATCGCCCACCACGACGAAGTGCGCGTCGCGGTAGTGCGCGATGAAGGGCCGGGGCATCCTGGCCAAGGGCACACCCATGACATTGACGGCCAGCGGCGCGAGTCCGGTCTGGGCGCACAGCGCCTGGAGCGCGGCGACGGTCATGCCCTCCTCGGTGTCGCCGGGCCGGGTCCTCAAGGCCCGCGCCTCGTCGGACCGGCCCCTGCCGCGCAGCAGCGAGGCCACGCACTCGGCACCGCAGTCGTGGAGTTCGGCCAGGTATCCCTGATAGTGGTTGAGGCGGCGGATCCATCCCTGGAAATACGTCCGCCGCTGCCATGAATCCTCGGTCGAAAGCAGGTCCGAGAACAGCTTCAGCGCATCGCGGATGCGGCCGCGTTCCACCAGCAGGGTGGCCTTGCGCAGGCCCGCCTTCTGGTACATGGGCTCGCCCGGTCTGGTGCGCGCCAGGATCGAATCGAAACGCGACGCCGCCTCGTTCCAGCGGCCGGTGAACTGGGCCTCGCAGCCCAAATGCAGGTCGCTCTCTGCGGACCAGGGGCCATCGGCGAATTTGGCGCGATGATCCCCGAAGGCGGCGACCGCCTCTTTATAGCGGTGCGCGTTCCAGAGGTTGATGGCCTTGCCGAACCCGAGGTTGTCCTGCTCCTGCCTTCTGCGCGCGGACGGGTCGCGCATCAGCAGCGGCTCGGCGGGGCCGGTCGGGCACAGGGGGCCGCCGAGTTGCCCGGCCATGCGCAGTTCGCGCTCGGTGGGCACGCGGTCGAGCCGCAGGGGGAGCAGGCTCACGAGGCTGTTGGTTCCGCCGTAGGGGGCGGTGCGCTGCCCACGTAGGTGCGGCGGATCGGAGCGCTCCAGCCGTTCGATGTCGGCGTCCGTGGCCGGCGGCGGGGTTTTCTTGGGGGCGTCCCAGAACCAGGCCGCCTGGGTTAGAACGCCTGCGACGGCGGCCACCGGTATCAAATGGTTTCTATGAACTGAGAAGGGCCGATGGGTTTGGGAGTCGCGATTCATGGAGTTCGTTGCTGGCTTGGCCATCTTCTGAAAATCAGGGCACCGGCTCCGCGTCGGCGGGCCGCTCGAGGATGATGGTCGGTGGCGTGTCGTCACCGGGATCGTCGGTGAGCGCTTCATTGCGGCTCGGGTCCAGCGGGAACGCGTCGGCGCCGTCGTTATGACCATCGCCGTCGGTGTCGGCGCGGAAGGGGTTGGTTCCAGCGGCCAGTTCCTCCGCCGTGGTCACCCCATCGCCGTCGGGATCGTCGCTTTTCGGATCGAAACCCGCGAGGACCGCCGCCCCGTCGAGCAGGCCGTCGCCATTCGAATCCTTCACGAGGGGGTTGGTCCCGTGGACCACGACCTCCTCGTAGTCGCTCAATCCGTCGCCATCCGAATCGCCGCCGGAATAGACAGTGACCGCGACCGGGGCGGAGGTGGCGGAGAGACCCTTGTCGTCGGTCGCCACCGCCGTCAGCGCGCAGGGTCCGAGGACGGCGTTGGTCCAGTTGAAGTTGAAGGGGGCCGCCACCGATTCGCCGATCTTTTCGCCGTCGCGGAAGAACTCGACCTTTGTGACAGTGCCGTCTGAGTCGGTGGCATTCGCCTGAATCACGAGGTCGCCGGCCTGGTCGGTGGCCACCGCGTTGGTCGGCCACGCGATCGAAACGGTTGGGAGCCGGTCGAACACATTGAAGCCGGGGATGCGGGTGGGAACGGTTCGTTGCTGGTCATTGGTTCCAAGACCGAGTTGGCCGTTGTTGTTCCTGCCCCAAGTCCACACGGAACCATCGGCTGTTATGGCCATGCTGTGCTCGTAGCCCGCGGCAATGGCGATGGCGTTGCTAAAACCGGCTGCGCTCGCCTGGACCGGGGTGCTGCGGTTACTGGTCGCACCGTTGCCGAGCCGACCGTTGGCGCCACTGCCCCACGCCCATACCGTGCCGTCCGATCGAAGGGCCAGCGCATGCTTCTCGCCCGCGGCCACCGCGACGATGTTCGATACCCCTCCGACCTTTGCGGGGCTGGCGCGGTAGGAGGGGGCATTGGTGCCAAGCTGATAGTCCTGGTTCTCGCCCCAGGTCCAGACGTTTGTGCCCTTGCGGGCGACCACGAACTCGTAGCCGGAGGCGGCCTCGTCGATCCCGGTCTCGACGGATGCGAAGGACGACTGGGGATCGCCCTCCGTCAACTGCCCCTTCTCGTTGTTGCCGCAGCCATAGAGAGCCGAGGTCTTGAGGGCATAGCTGTTGCGGCGCCCGGCGCTGATCTGGGTGCTGGACAAGCCATTGTTCGAATTGGTCGGGGTATCCTCCCAGCCCGAGAAGCGGCCGATCCCCAGTTCCCCCTCCCCGTTGTTGCCCCATGCCCAGACGGCTCCGTTTGCGGCCAGCGCCAGGCTGTGTTCCTGCCCGGCGGATACGGCGATCGCATTGGTCAGCCGGGTGTCCACGACAAAGACCGGACTCTGCTGGCTAGCGTCACCGTTATTGCCGAGCCGCCCAGAGCCGCCATCGCCCCAGCTCTTGATCCGGCCCCCGATCTGGAGGGCCAGGCAATGATACTGGCCGCAGGCGATCTGGACGACGTTCGAAAGTCCGGGCACCTGGGCCGGCACGTTGGTCGAGCCCGCGCCCGTCCCGTTGCCGAGTTGGCCCGATCCATCCGCCCCGAAGGTCCAGACGGTGCCATCGTAGAGCAGCACGGCGGAGAAATTCTCGCCGCCATCAATGCCGGTGGTCCCGCCCTTCTCGTTGTCCAGGATCGAGTTGGTCGCCACCGAGGGCGAACCGACGACGTAGGCCGCGCTGTTGCTGACCGTCAGGATGGCCGTCTCGGTGGGTTCGACGCTGGAATCATCGGTCGGACGCACCTCCACGCGCACCCAGTTGGTTCCGGCCGGGATCACCGCGGGCGAGGCGATCGTCGCGTAGTCGGTGCCGTTGGTCGCGGTGCCGGACATGCCGAAGACGACCGACAGGGGCGAGAAGGTATTTCCGTTGTGGCTGATGGTGAAAACCCCGATGTTGGAACCCGGCTCGGCCGACACCGGGTCGGTGGCCTCGACGGTCACGGTGGGTCTGTTGGTGACAGACTTGGCGAAAGCCTCCAAGAAAACGTTGCTGTCGAAGGCCGAGGCGGTGATCCACTGGAGGCCGCCGCTGCCGGGAGGCAGCTTGAGCCACACCTGCGCCAGCCCGTCCGGGGCCGTGCGCACCTCGTTCGTCGCCAAGAGCGGCGCCCCGTTGGTGCTGGTGGAAAAGAGCCCGCCCGCCGGCCAGATCGTGAACGTCACGGGGGCATTGGAAAGTCCTATGCCGACCTGATCGCGCACGCGCACCACCAGTGGCTCCGGCAGGAAGGTGTTCGTGTTGGCCGCCTGCCGGTCGCCGGAAACGATGGAGAGCAGCGGCCGCTGCCCGTTGTAGAAATCGTTTGGCAGCGTGCCGTCCCCGTACTCCTGGAGGTTGTTCAGCCCGTCGCCGTCGGCGTCCGCCGTTGGGGCGGCGTTGGTGCCGCCCAGCCATTCGATCTCCCATGCGTCGGCCATGCCGTCGCCGTCCGCGTCGGGCGGGGCGACCGACACGGTCACCGGGGTCGATGTGACCGTGGCGCCGCGCCCGAAGACCGCCTGCGCCTGGAGCGAGTGGGCGCCCGCGACCGAATTGGACCAGGCGACGATGTAGGGCGAGGCGGCATCCTCGCCCACGTTGGTCCCGTCGGCGAAGAACTTCACCAGCGTGACCGATGCGTTCTCCGTCGCCGAAGCCTGAAGGTACACCGTGGCCCCTGGGTCGATGGTCGAGCCGTCGGCCGGGCTGTTCCAGAACACCGCCGGGGGATTGGTGCGCTCCAGGGTACCGAAATGATACATCTCCCAATCGTCGGGCATCCAGTCGCCGTCGAGATCCTGTGGACTGGTGGGATGGAGCCCGTAAATGAACTCCTCCCCGTCAGGCACCCCATCGCCATCCCCATCGGCTGTCGAGTCAGACGTTCCCAGAAGATGCTCCTCGTAGGCGTCCAACCCATCGCCGTCCTCATCCAAACTGGCGATGGTGTGGACACGATAGAAACGGCGGCTTTCATCGCTGGTGCCACCCCCCTCGTTGAGCGTCATCGTCCCGCCGCCTTCGACGGCGTCGGGCGCGGGCGCGGTCTGCATGAGGAACAAATCGTAGGTGCCCCCTTCGAGTGCGGCCTGACCCGCCGCAAAATAATCCCGGTTGGCCTCGTAGTAATTGTGCATCCACTCGAAGAACTCCAGCACCCAGCCCTTGGGCTCAGAGTAATACGGCCAGCGATCGAAGGGTTCGGAAACATAGGCCGCCGTCTTGGATCCCAGCAGTTCCGCCGCAAGCTTGTCGGCGTCGGCGATCTCGTAGTAGCGGACGTAGCTGTCCCAGGAGTCGCCATATTCGAGGAAGAAGGCGCCCCAGCCAGACCTGCGGTCCAGCCACTGCTGTGTCCCGGGGATGCGCCCGATGGGCAGGTTGCTCAGGATCCGGTACTGGCGGTCCCCGTCGAACAGCGTCATCGAGCACAGCCCGTTGTCGAAGACCGACGCGCAGACGAACTGGAAGTTATAGGTCGCCGCATCGCCGGTGGAGTTGGTCGTGGCGCCGTGCGGATACCACGAGGGCTGCGGGCCCAGGGAGATGATGGATTTGTCCCCGGATGGCTCCTGCAGGGACATCATGCCCTCGCCCTCGGGCGGGTAAGGGATGGCGTCCGAGACCGACAGCGCCGCGTTCGTGCCAAGGAATGGTCCGTCGAAAAATTCCCAATTGAGCAGATCGTGCGAGGCCCAGACCTCGTAACGTTTCCCCATCACTCCCCACCAACTCACTACCACATTGGTCTGGCTGCCCTCGCTATCCGGTGGCCCACCCTGTGCGATCGTTTCAAAGCGCGAGGACCTATCCCATGGGTCGGTCCCCGCGATGGATTCCAAAAGATTGTCTTGCTCGTCGAAGTCCAGATCATCGGAGGGCGCCATGTTGGTCACGCCGTAATGCCAGGCCCAGACGTCGCTGACGCCGTTGCTGTTCAGATCCAAACCCGATGAAGGGGGAGCAAAAGTCGTTATGGCAAGCAAAATGGACCCGGCGAACGTAATTATGCGTCTTGTCGGGCGCATCGAGCGGATACCCACCAAAACCATCCCGTCCACAACGGACAGGCTAAGCAGCAGGAGCTAAATCGGGCAATCTTATTCGTACTAATCGAACTATTAAAGATACCCCGCCGCCTTGAAGCTGAACCAGCCCTCGGGGTAGGCGGCGGATGGGGCGCCGATGATGACGTGGTCCAGGAGGGGGATGTCGAGGATCTTGGATGCCTCTTTGAGCGACCGGGTGACGCGGATGTCGGCCTCACTCGGCGCGCAATCCCCGCTCGGGTGATTATGTGTCAGGACCACGGCGTAGGCGCGTTTCGAGATCGCGGGGGAAAACACCTCACGGGCCGCCACGAGGGCCTGATCCAGGAGCCCACGTGATACCTCCTCGACGGCGATCAGGTGGAGCTTGGCGTTGAGCAGGACCACGCGGGCGCTTTCGGCTGGCAGTAGCCGCATCTCGGGACCGACGAGTTCCGCGATCCGGGACGCGTCGTCGAACTTGTTCGCGGAGGCCCGGCGGCGGGCGAGGCGGATGCCGATCTCGATGGCGGCGTGGATCTGCGCGGCCTTGACATCGCCGACCCCCGGGACCTTCGCGAGTTCCTCGACCGGGGCGCGTGCGATTGAGGGAAGATCGCGGAACCGCGCCATGAGTTCCTCGGCGACCTGGAGGGCGCAGGCCCCCTTGGGTCCGGTGGGCAAGAGGACGGCGAGCAGTTCGGCATCGCGGAGGGCGCCGGGACCCAGCTCGAAGAGTCGGGTGCGGGGCCGTTGCTCGTTGGGCATCTCGTGGAGCTTCATGCGGGGAATAGCAACAGGTACCATGCCAAGGTGGGGGTGCGCGGACGATTGATGGCACCGCCCTCGATGCGAGGGACTTGATGGCGCGAGCAATGACGCCCGAGGTGGCACGGGACTTTCTCGGGGCGTAAACCGTCCCTCCGCTGAACAGTCCTGTCCCCCCGCTGAACAGCCGGATTTCGTCACCGCCCTACGACCGAACGCCTTGCCATCTGATGCGCCCGAAACTGGTGTCGCTCGACTGAACAGACGGGCCGTTGGCGGCACATGGAACGTAACGGGAGCGATACGTTCCATGCCTCACCGCCCTCCGGTCCAACGCCTTGCCATCTATTTCGCCCAACGCCCCACGTTGGCACGGAACCTGTTGCTACTCACCCATGAGCAACGCACCGATCGGATACGAGATAGGAGCCGAGGCCATCATCGCGGAGGCCAGGCGGCAGGAGGCTGAGCGGGCGAAGAGCGCGATCCATGCCACCGGGCCACAGACCTGCGGGCGGTTCAGTTACGATCCTGCCACCGGCGCGGTCACGGGGCCTGCCGAGTACATGCAGGGCGAAAGCTACGCCCGCCGCATGGCCACGATCACCGGGGGCCGGGACGAGGTGGCGAACTTCGGATACTCGCAGCACGGCAATCTCATCCAGGCCGTGCTGGTGAGCCTGCAGACCGACTACGCCGCGTGGAAGGGCATGCGCGACTTCGAGCGGAGGCTCGGATGAGCGCCTCGCACGAATGTCCGGAGTACGACGAGGTCATCGCCGATGAGATCGCCGCGCGCCGCGCATGTCGCCGCATCGAGAGACAATTTCCCCGCCCGAACCGCTGGCGTCCGGGCCGGTCCAATCATCATCCGCCAGCACCAGAATCGGAGAAACACATGCCTGAGAACACCACCACAACACTGAGCTTCAAGAGGCTCAGGGAGACCAAGAACACCGTCCGCTTCGAGGAGGAGACCGAACCCGGCAAGCCGCCGGTCATCGGCACCATCTACATCCAGAAGTGGTTCATCGGCGACGCTGAGGCCATGACCGTGGCCATTTCCCCGGAGGCCAAGTAGCCATGGACAAGCTCTACTACATCGTCTGCGAGGAGAAGGGCGCCACGCTCTTCGAGGGCAAGTTCCAGGGCCGCACGAGGGGTGCGGCGATGAAGTTCCTCAAGGAGCGGCTCGGCCGGCAGAGCCTAACGGGGGTGGTGTTCACGATCACCGAGATCCCGGTGCCGATCATCCGGGAGATCGTGGAGGCGATCATGAGGGGCGAGCCGGTGGCGGCACAGGCGACCGCAACGCCGGCTGCAACTGCGCCGCCGGCACCCCAGCCGTCGCCCGAGGAAAAGGTCGTGCGGTTCGACGCATTCGAACAGCCCGAGGTACCCGTCAATGGCGAGGCCCGCTGGTCGGAGATCCGGAATTTCTACAGGGAATGCCGCAGCCCGAAGAAGACCGCGGAGCGCTTCTGCGTTTCGGTGAACACGATCAAGGCCCGCATCCGGAGGGAGGAATGGTGAGGGCGGAAGCGGCGATTAGGGAAGTCTCGCCGCTCAACTGGCGGCCGGGGTCGGTCGATGATCTGATCGGCCCCGCCCACCGGGCGGCGGAGGCGCTGCTCGCCAAGGCCCGACGTCTGCGGGCCGGGGAGCGGGGCACGATGAAGGTGCTGCTCTACGGCCCGCCCGGCGTGGGCAAGACGACGGTGGCCGGCATGGTGGCCGCCGAACTGGGGGGGAGCCCGCTGGCGGTGGACGAGGTCAACGGCAAGCTCGTCACCATCGAGGTGGTCAAGGGCTGGATGGGATCGCTCGCACTGGGGAACCTGTTCTCTCCCTGGTCGGTGCGGATCATCAACGAACTGGACCGCTGTACCCGCGACGCCCAGGACCTGCTGCTCTCCTACCTCGACGGGCTCCCGCCCGGACGCGCAATGATCGGGACCAGCAACCTGCAACTCGATCTGCTCACCGAGCGGTTCCAGACCCGATTCCAGGCGATCAAGCTCCTGCCCCCGGACACCGAAGAGATCGCCGGGCTTCTGTCCTCACGGTGGGACATCGATCCGGCCACGGCGGCGCGGATCGCGGTGGGCAGTGGCGGCTGCGTCCGGGCGGCGCTGGCCGACCTGGAGAGCGCCGTGGACCTGCGGGGGTTTTGACAATGCGGCACGGTTCGCATGACCCGCGCGCCAAAAGCCAAGGCCCTCGCCGACGGGGTGGAGGTCTGGTGCGCGTTCGACAAGCTCGTGCCGGTCGGGGAACTCCAACCCAACCCGCGCAACCCCAACACCCACCCGGCCCGACAGATCGAGTTGCTCGCCAAGAACATCCGGCACTTCGGCTGGCGCCACCCCATCACCGTCTCATCGCGCAGCGGGCTCATCGTATCCGGCCACGGCCGGCTCATGGCCGCCGCGCATCTCGGGCTGCGCATCGTGCCGGTGGATTTTCAGGAGATCGCCAGTGACGACGACGAGCTGGCGATCCTGGTGGCCGACAACCGGCTGGCGGAACTCGCCTCGACCGACCTCAACGAGCTCGAGCGGATCGCGGCGGGCTGGCGCAACGAGAATTTCGACACGCTCCTGGCCGGCTTCGATCCGGCGGACCTCGACGCGCTGCTCCAGCCGAAGATCGAGGAACCCGAGGAGGGGGACGGCGAGGGCGAACTGGAGAAGGGCGATGTCACCATCGCGGTCGGGATGTACCGCTTCCGGGTCACGCAGGCGGAGTTTGGCACATGGAGCGACCTGATTCGCCAGGAGGCCGGTTTCGACAAGGACGCGGTCTTGACCGCCATCCGCGGAAGGCTCGGGCTATGAAGGTGACCGCCGAGCCAATAACCGCCCTTACAGCGAGTTCTTATAATCCCCGTCATGTCGATCCCAGGCGACTGGATCTTATCGAGCTTTCGTTGCGCAAGCTCGGTTTCCTCGCCCCGATCTACGCCGATGCCGACGGGGAGATCCTCTCCGGCCACCAGCGCCACCTCGTGGCGAGCCGCATGGGCGCGGCCCGCGTGCCGGTGTTCCGGGTTGGTGCCATGCCCCTGGAACGGCGCAAGGCGCTGAACATCGTCTTCAACCGGGCGACCAACGATTTCGACATCAACTCGACGCCCGGCGCCGCGACCCGCGAACTGGATGGGATCGACCTCAAGGCATTGGCGGAGGCGATCCCCGACAAGTCCCCGTCGTCCGGGGAATTCCTCCGCTGCCTCGCGCCGGCCAGGGTGAAGGTCGAGGACCTCTGCCGGATCAACAGCGGGAAATGGATCCGCTACGCGCGCAATCTCGCCCGGACGCTTTACCGCCATGGGATCGAGATGCCGGTTGTCTGCCGCGCCGACGGCACGGTCGTCAACGGCATCGGGCGGCTGGAGATGCTCGCCGAGCGGGGCGAGGAGACCGCGCCCGTGGTCTACGTGACGGACGATGAGGCCGAGTTCGCCCGCGCGATGATGAACCTGCTCTCGATGGATTTCGACATCCACACCCGCTACGCGGACCTGCTCCGGTTCAACTCGTTCCGGCGCGCCCGCCGCGTGAGGGCGGGCCTGGGCAACGGCTTCACCTTCGCCGTTCACGGTTCCGCGCCCTGCGGGACCTTCGACATCCTCCGGCCCGCCGACAGGGCGCGGTGGATCAAGGAGCACGGCGGCTGTGTCCTGGATTTCGGGGCGGGCCATCTCACCGAGACGCTGCTCCTGCGCGAGGCGGGGATCGCGTGCACGCCGTTTGAGCCGTACCGTCTCGCGGGAAACGAGATCAGCGCCCGCGAGAGCATCGAGATGGCCCGCGGGTTCCTCGGGGCGGTCGCCTCGGGCGTCGAGTGGACGTCGATCTTCATCAGCAGCGTTCTCAACTCGGTGCCGTTCCTCTCCGACCGGCAGAAGATCGTCGCGATCTGCGCCGCACTGTGCCGTCCGTTCACCCGGCTCTACGCCTGCGCATCGAGCGTCACCGAGACCGGCTGGCGGCAGGTCCGGGGCAAGGCGTTCATGAACGAGTCCAACGCCGGCAACATCTGCTTCCGCCTGGATTACGAGCCCGGCATCCGCATCGGTGACTTCCAGGACAGGCCCAAGGTCCAGAAGTACCACACCGAGCGCGAATTCTTTGACCTCTTCTCGCCACATTTCCGATCGGTCAAGGTCACGGAGATGAGCAACAACGTCACCGCGATCTGCTCCGGGCCGCTGCCGGTGGACCTCGCCCGCCTCCGCGAGGCGATCGATTTCGAATTCGACCTCCCCTACCCCGATGGAAGCCGCATGGGGCTTGCGGCAGAGGCGCGGGAGGCCTTCTCAAAACGATTGGGGGTAACGCTGTGATCATCCTACTGGACCTGAACTACACGCTGGTGGCCAATTCTCCCCAGCGGGGAATCAGCCCGCCGCCGATGGCGCGCCGGCTCGGGGAGGAGACCTACCGGCTGTGGCTGGTGGGGCTCGTGCGCCCGCATCACGTGGTCCTGGTGACCGCCCGGCCCGCGCGCTGGCAAGAGGCCACCATCGAGCGCATCCGGGTCCTGACCGGCTGGGAGCCGCAGGAGGCGTACTTCAACGACCGGAACCTCAATCCGCCCCCGTGGAAGGAACTGGTCCTGCGCGCGCATCTATTCCCGCGCTTCCGGCCCGAGGAGATGCTCGCCATCGAGAGCAACCCGAACACGCGCGCGATGTACGCGCGCCACGGCATCCGGGCGATGCCGGTGGGAGTACGACCATGGAAGAAGCTACCAGTCTAGGCCATCTGCCCGGCGGACGCTGGGCCTTCGATGAGAAAGTGACCGCGTGTTTCGATGACATGCTCGCCCGCAGCATCCCGGGCTACGCCGTCATGCGCGAGACGGTCGCGGCGCTGGCCCTGCGCCACGCGCGGCCCGACACGGCGATCGTGGACCTGGGCTGCTCGCGCGGCGAGGCGCTGGCACCGTTGGTTGAGAAGCTCGGTGGCCGCAACCGCTTCATCGGCGTTGAAGTTTCAGAGCCCATGCTCGCCGCCGCTCGCGGGCGCTTCGCCGACCACATCCGATTCGGGGTCGTGGAGATCGTGGAACTGGATCTGCGCGGCGCCTTCCCCGAATGCCGCGCGTCGGTGGTGATGTCGGTCCTCACCCTCCAATTCACCCCGATCGAGTACCGCCTCGACATCGTGGGCCGCGCCTTCGACGCGCTGGAGCCGGGCGGCGCCCTCATCCTGGTCGAGAAGGTCCTTGGCTCCGGTCCCGGGACCAACCGCCTCTTCGTCGAGGAGTACCTGGCGCTCAAGGAGCGCAACGGCTACTCGCGCGAAGAGATCGACAGGAAGCGCTTCTCGCTGGAGGGCGTGCTCGTTCCGGTGACGGCCGCGTGGAACGAGGACATGCTCCGGGGCTGCGGGTTCCGCTCCGTCGACTGCTTCTGGAGGCTGCTCAACTTCGCCGGCTGGATCGCGGTGAAGTGAAACCCCGCACGATCGAGGACCTCGGGCCCGAGGAGGCCGAGAGCCTGCTCTCCGCCGACCTGGCCAACATCGTAAGGCGGCTCCAGGCGGGCAAGACCCTCACCGCGCGCGAGCGGGCGCTCATCGAGCGGCGGCGCAGGGACGGCATCGCCGAAGCCCCGCACTGGGTCAGGGGTTTCCGGGGTCTGGCCGAGGTGTTACCCTACTCGCGCGAATCCTTCCGGACCTGGGCCAAGCTCCCCGGCGCGCCAAAGGCCCGGCCCGACAACCAGCAGGACGCCGCCGCGTGGCGCCGCTTCATCCAGGAGAAGGGCCTGGGCGAGAGCAACGGCGCGAAGGAACAGCTGCCGCGCCGGGAGGCGGAGATCGTGCGCCGCTACGAGATCGGCAACGAGCGGGCGGAATTGGAGCTCGCCATCCGCCGGCGGGAATACGTCACGCGCGCCGAGGTGGTCGAGAAGGTCTCCTTCGCGTGGACCGAGGCGGCGCGGATCTTCCGGGCGCACCTGGTCGATGCCGCCAAGAGCGATGAGGAGCGGGCGCGGGCGGAACTCGCGCTCCGGCTCGCGTTCGGGGAACTCCATGACATCTCCATCGCCTACCGCTAAACGGCGCGGACCCGACCCGCTCCTTCACGCGTTCTTCGATTGCGTCCCGGTGGTCGACGACCGGCCCATATGGGAGTGGGCCGCGGAGCACATCACCGTGGGCGAGGAGATGTCCCAGCCCGGCCCCTTCGACATCAACCTGCACCCCTACGCAAAGGAGCCGCTCGATGTGCTGCGCAACCGCACCGGGATCGAGGTGACGATCCAGGCTTCGGTCCAGAGCGTGAAAAGCCTCATCGCCCAGGTGTTCCTCGCATGGACGATCAAGCATCGGCCCGGCCCCGCGCAGTGGAACGCCCAGACCGACGACAAGGCCAAGGACTTCGCCGAGTTCCGGCTCATGCCGATGCTCGAGCGATGCGCGCCGCTGCGCTACCACTTCCCCGCCAATCGCCACAAGAAGCGGACGACCACGATCCTCTTCAACCACATGTTTCTCGTGGTCCAGGGCGCGGCCACGCCCAGCAACCTCCAGAGCCTCTCGGTCGCGATCCAGGTCAACGACGAGGTCTGGCTCTACCCGCAGGGCCACCTCGAGCAGCTCCGCAAGCGAACCACCTCCTTCCGCACCTCGCGGGTGATCCTGAACCTCTCCACCGGCGCCGAGGACGGAGACGAGGCCGACTTGGCCTGGGAGGACAGCGACCAACGGGAACTCGAAGTCCGCTGCCCGTGCTGCCGGGGCTGGTTCGCCCTCCAGTGGGATAAGGACCCCAACCGTCCCGGTGGCATCGTGTGGGAGGACAGCGAGCGCACGCGCCATGGCGATGGCACCTGGAAATGGCGCGATATGCGCAAGACCGTCGCCTACGAGTGCCCGCACTGCGCCGAGCGGATGCCGTACTCGAAGGAACTCCAAAAAGATCTACTCCGGGAGTGGCGATTCACGCCGCGTAACCCCGATGCTCCCGAAGACCGCGTCGGTTTTCGATGGAACGCCATGGCCCACATGGACTGGCGCGACCTGGTCGAGGAATGGCACAAGGCCGTGGCCGCGTACCGCAGGGGCGACGCCTCGCTATTGAAAGAATTCCGCATGAAGCGCCTCGCGCAGACTTGGGGCGAGGATAGCGAGGACTTCCGCGTCGAGATCCGCAGGGGCGGCTATCGGATGGGCGAGCCATGGGCCGATGAGGGCGGCATCGACGCGCACGGCCGCATCCTCGGCCCGCCCTTCCCCGAGGGCGTCGCCACCATCCCGCTCCGTTTCCTCACCGTGGACGTGCAGATGGATCACATGTGGGCGGTCGTGCGGTCGTGGGCCGCGAATGGTTCCTCGCGGCTTCTCTGGTGGGAAAGGCTGCCCTCCTGGGAGGATGTCGAGACGTTGCAGGAACGCTTCGGCGTCCACCGGGGCCTCGTGTTCGTCGATGCCGGCTATGCCAGCTACGAGGTCTACCGACAGTGCGCAGCGCGCGGTTGGATCGCGCTGGTCGGCGACGGCCGCCCGACATTCGTCCACCGCCGGCGCGGCGGGACTGCGCCCGCGCATCGTTTCTACTCGCCGCGGCAGAAGATCGTCCTGGGCCGGGGCCAATCATGCTTCCTCCACCGCTGGTCGAACCTGAGCTGCAAAGATATCCTCGCGCGGCTGCGGAGGAATCAAGACCCTGGGCAAGGACTGACGTGGGAGGTCCCCGAGGACGTGGGCGAGGAATACGCGCGCCAGATGGATGGCGAGCGCCGGGTGAAGAAGAACAACAAACCGGTCTGGGAGCAGATCGGCAACCGCGATCAGCACCTATGGGACGCCGAGGCCATGCAGTGCGTTGCGGCGGTGATGCTCAAGCTGGTCGGGAGGGATGCGATGGCGGACCCGGAGGCACCTGGGACAGAGGACAGCAAACGGAATGCCGAGATTGGGTGAATCGCTGCGAACCAGAGGGGTGGCGCGTCTAACCTACAGGCGACCCTCAGTCGAAATGCCGAGGTCGCAGTAAATCATCTCCAGGTGCGTGCGATCGACGGGCCAACGCTCAGGCAACAAGTCCGGGTGGTTCTGGACAAAAAAGTACAGAGCAATAACACAAGGATCGCTGTAGAGGACGGAGAGCGAGGCACGTTGGCGGATACGATCTGGAACGAAATCGTGCTGGTCAAGGAACTGAGCCAGTGTCGCCGGGGTCATTTCGGCCAGATGATCGCGATACGGATCAAGCAAGCAATAGGTCAGCCTCGGGGATCTGTCCGTCACTGGGCCAACTCTGGCCTCGTACACTTCCATCAGGGCGGAGTGGACGCGGCGCAATTCCTGATGAACCGATTCGATCCGTCCTTTCACACCGACGAAAATATCGTCGGTAGCTTCAACGAGTGCTGCGCTCTTGGCGATCTCGCGTCTGACAACGTGATCCACGGCGAGAGATGGCTTGTACGTCGTATCATGGGCAAGCTCGGCATAGGCGTGTTGGAGCAACGTCCGTATTTGAACTTCGCAGGGCGTTCCCGTCGGAATCTCAACTCCGTCCATCGTTTCGGGCCTAAGGCTGCGGACAATGTAGTGCACTGATTGGTAATCGAAATGATGTGGGCGCTCGCAGCGCTCGGCGTCAAAATCGCGGCTCTTCTCGGCTTGCCAACGCTCGCACCGCTCGACGATCTGGGCGACAATACCAATTTCCGTCCGCAGGAGAACCACAAACCGCACCCCTACCTTGTCGGTGATTTCATCCAACGGGCAGGCGTATCGGTTTCCCGCGCTGACCGCCTTGGCGAGGAAGGACCGCGTCGTCTTGATTCGAGGTTTCGGTGGTATCTTGAGAAACTCGTCGAGGGACCGGTCCGGTCCGATCTCCTTGACCAGACGGGACAGGATCTCGTGCGCAACGGCTTCACCCCACGCCTGAAGGAAAGGGCGCTGTTGCTCGTACTTTGCCCTGAGATCCTCCTCGTTCACTGCTGCTGCGTGATGTCACCCTTGATCTTGACTTCCGTCCATCCGTCGCGCGCTCCAGCGACTTTGACGGTCGCCGCAAAACTATCGGAAGGAGCGACGATACGCACGTTGGATGAAAACTGCATGCGGCGGATGCGCAAGCGCCCACTGATGAGTGCCGTGTCCTTTTGGACGGGCCGCCGCGGGAAGGCGGACTTCCATAGCGCATCGAGGTAGGCAGCCCGCATCGGACTTGGGAGATAGCGGTCGGCAAAAACCCTCGGCTCGATCCGCGGTTCGTTGGACTTCAGGTAGGAGGTCAGGTGATTTTGTACTTCTACGCGTTGTTGCGGGGAGAAATTCGCGCGCGCGATATAATCCGAGGTCACGTCGTAGAATCCCTTGGTCAACCTGGAGGATGTTACCGCGATCTTGCAGCCAAGGAATGTGGAGTAGAAATAGCGCGCCGCTGGATTGTCGCCGGTCGCCGTCATCTGGTGGTCGTAGATCAGGACAGTGAAATCGTCGGGGTCGCGCGCGGCTCCGTCCGCGACAGGTGCTGATGGTCGGGACCCGTCGATGAAGCAGCCGATCTTGTAGAGGCGCTGTTGGGCGCCGAGGACCATTTCGTTGATGTACTTGAGGGTCACCGCATGATCGGAGACTTCCTTGATGAATCCAGCATCCGCTTCGGCTTTCAGTATCGCCAAGAACCGCGAGGGGCTGGAATTCGGTCCGGTTGTGCCCTGGAGGACAATGCAGATGCCAGGTTTGATTGTGCCGGCAGCTTGAGCCCGAATGAGCCGACCGGCGATGTCCTTCGTGCTCGCGATGAATTCGGGATTGGGGAGGTCTAACAGGCGAGTGGCGACGGCAAACGTGGAATCTTCTGCGTCGTTTTCGACCTGCATCTCTATGCTGTGGCTATCGGAGCTCAGGGCATCGACGAGTCGTTTGGCGAGAAGCGCCTCGCCCTTCGGATCGAGGGTCACGAAGGCGTCGCTCTGCTGCGGGGTTCGCCCGGCTTCGAGATCCGAACTGAGAAAGGCTTCGTGAACGATGAGGCGTTCCAACTTGAGGTTCGAAAGCTCGTCGGGCATTGGGGACTCCTTCCTGTCCGAAGATCAGGCGCTACAAGTACAATAGCAGGGCGGCGACTGGGGACAAGGACTTGTTAAGGGATTCGGCATGGCGCCGATAGCCGCTGCGTCGGGCCGCCGCGCGGGAGACCCAAGTGGCAGCCGCAAACGACGCGGGGCCCACCAAGACATGGTTGCAGAAACGGCGTCGTCCCGATTGACACCCCTCGCGGCTCGATGGCGGTCCCCGATTATTCGGTCGGTTTCACGCGTGCGGAGGTCGAGGAGATCCTTGGCATCCACAAGGCTGAGCTCAAGAAGACGCTCGTGCAGTGGGGCGACGGGGGCACGTCGGTCGTCAAACGGCGGCTGGACGAGATCCACACGGTCATCGCCGCCTGCCAGGATGCCCTGCGGAAGCTGGCCCCCGAGGTGTACGGCCGCACCCGGAGGGCCGCGCAATCCAGCGTCAGCCGGATCGCCCTATGACTCGGCGCAACCGGATCATTGCTGCAATGAACGGCCACCCGCAGACCGGGCGGTTCTCGCGTTTCATGGCCGGCGCATTGAGGTGGGCGTTCGGCGGCTACGGATCCCCATACGAGGGCGCCAATCAATCCCAGGCGCGTGGCCGTGTCCCCGGCGCGGCCCCTGGCGACGCCAAGCGGGATCTCGCGCCTTCGGTCCGCACCGAGCTGGTGCGTCGCTCCCGATACCTCTCCAAGAATTCCGGCTTCGTGCGCGAGCTGGTCGGGGACATGGCCATCTATTCCACGGGGGATGGCATCCGCCCGCAGGCCCAGTCCCCGGACCCCGAGTGGAACCGCCAGGCCGAGGCGTATTTCAAGTCGTGGTCGGCGCGATGCGAGGTGACGGGCCGCTTCAGCTTCGAGGAATGCCAGTCCATCGTCTGCCGAGGGGTCGATATCGATGGCGAATACTTCGTCCTCAAGACCCGCGACGCGGTCGGGGAACCGGTCATCCAGTTGATCGAGGCCCACCGGGTCGGGGAGGGCGACCGCGAGGGCACCGTGGACGGGATCGGGTTGGACGCTGCGGGGAGACCGCAATTCTACCGCATCCTCGAGGACGACGGCGAGGGCATCGATGTGCCGGCAGCCTCGGTGCTGCACGTCTTCGAGCCCGAGAGCGCCAGCGCGGTGCGGGCGGCCCCGGTCATCCAGCATTCGATCAACAACGTCTTGGACGAGATGGAGCTGCTCGCCCTGGAAAAGCACGCCGTCAAGGACAACTGCGATATCGCCCGCGTGCTCAAGAGCCCGAGGGACCTGACCGACGAGGACACCGGGGATTTCCAGATCGGGGCCGCCGAAATCGGCTCAAGCGATCCTGTATCCCTTCAAAAGATCGTCGGCGGCAAGCTCGTCGCGCTCAAGCCGGGAGAGGAACTCGACAGCTTCCAATCGGGACGCCCCAGCCCAACCTTTACCGGTTTTCTGGAACATCTTCGCCGCGACTCGGCCCTTGGCGTGCTTCCGTTTGAATTCGCTGCCGATTCCTCTCGCATTGGCGGTGCCGGCGTGCGGCTCGTCGTCGCCAAGGCAGACCGGCGTTTCTCGTTCCGACAGATGGTCCTCATCGGGCGGTTCCTCACACCCGTCTGGGCCTACGTGATCGGGGATGCCATTGAGAGGGGATTGCTGCCGAATGTTCCCGGTTGGCACAAAATCGCGTGTACGTGTCCGAAAAGGGTCTCGGTGGATGCCGGGCGTGAAGCGCAGCAGAACCGAGCTGACGTGGAGATGGGGCTCAAAACACTATCGGACCACTTTGCGGAACTCGGCGCGGAGTTTGGCGAGGAGTTAGAACGCCGTGCCCGCGATGCGAAGATGATCCTAGAAACGGCGGAACGATGGGAGGTGCCGGTGGAGATGCTGTATCGACCCGCAAGTGGTGCGGCAAAGTCGGCACCGGTCGTCCCAGATGCGGATCAGCTGTCCCAGACTTCGGCCGTTCCTGGAAAAAGATCGTCCTGATCGAACTTCAGACTCTGAGTGTCGAGCCAGCCCCACGGACTACTGAAGACGACGTCACCATTTTCCCGATCCCAGCGCCGGAGCGCCTCGTCGAGGGTGTCCAGGGTGGGGCCCCAGAGATTTCCGTCTTCCGAGAGGACTTGGGCATAGCAGCAGTAGAACCAGAAACGGCGACCGCCCACTGACCACATCAGAAAAATATACTCGTTGTTGCCGCCGAGGTATAAGCCGAACCATCGAAACCCATCCGGCGGCTGCCCGCTCGTGATGAAGCGTTTGCCGCCTCGTGAGTGAACCCAGTACTGGTCCACTGCATCAGGGTGTGTGCATAAACCCGGATAACGCTTGAGGCCAAGAAATTTCGGCAGTGGCATCAGGACACGACGTAAAACGGGGCGCTCCTCAGCGATCTTTACGAAGGAACTCGTTGGACCGGGTGCTTCGAAAAGGCGCTTCCCACGCCGCATGTCTTCTGGAGATAGGCGGTTTTTGTGAGAAAAGGCCGCGACGAAATCACTCGTCGGCCAAAGCCACGCTTCGCGCAGGGTGAAGTCCTCGTAGTAGTGGACCCAGACAAAGAAATCCCAATCGAGTTTCTTGGGCTTGTTAACGAGCGTGACCGGGGAGCCGGGTCGCCCACTCGGCCGGTTAGCCCTCACCTGATAGCGTTTGCCGTCGTGCTCGAAGTCGTGGCCCGGTGCAACAACAGAGCGGAGCGCCATCTGCTTGCGGTACGCCTCCTCCGAACACCCCACCAGCATTGCGGCGTCGTACTCCCCTAATGCTCCCGTGATCGAGGGGGCATTGCCGTAGATGCGCTGCCACTCGAGGGCGGTGCGGATTAGTTCGTCACGCAGTGTCATGTCTTGACCGTGTGGGCCATTCTCGCACGTCCGGATCGTGCTTTGACAGCGGATTCCGGTCGTGCCCGCGACCGACGCCATGCTTTCTCGCCACCCCTGGCTGATCTGCCCCGACGCGCTGCGGGCGTTGGCGGCGAAAGCCGGGATGTTTGACCAGCAGGCTGAGTTTCCGGACAAACCCGCAAGCAATCTTCTCGAATTGGATGACGGCATCGGCGTGGTGTCGATCCGCGGTCCCATGCTGCGGCGGCCTGGGATCATCGAGTCGATCCTGTTTGGGGCGACCGACACCGAGAATCTGATCGCGGCGGTCGAGGAGGCCGGGCGGAGGGAGGACGTCCAGGCGCTTTTCCTCGACATCGACTCGCCGGGGGGCGCGGTCAACGGAACGCCGGAATTGGCAGCGGCGGTGGCAGAGGTCTCTCGCGACAAGTACGTGTACGCCTTCACGGCGGGCGAGATGTGCAGCGCGGCCTACTGGGTCGCGAGTCAGGCCGATGCGATCTATGCCACGCCCAGCGCACGGGTGGGAAGCATCGGGGTGGTCCGGGTCCTGGTGGACTCCTCGGAGCGCCTCAAGGCCGAGGGCCTGAAGGTCGAGGTGTTCGCGGCGGGCAAATTCAAGGGGGCGGGAGTGCCCGGCGTGCCGCTCACGGGAGATCAGCGCGATTGGCTCCAGGCGCAGGTCGAGGAGATCGCGGGGGATTTCCGGGCGGCGGTGCTGGCGCGGGGAAGGAAGATCCCGGAGGAGGCCCTCGAAGGGCAGAGCTTCTCTGCCCGCATGGCGCAGCGGCTGAACTTGGCGGGAGTGGTGCGAAACCGTGACGAGGCCATGGCGCGGCTGCGCCGGCTCCATGTGAAACCCGCGCCGGTTGACACCCCCTCGCGGGCAATGAGCCGAACCATCGAGGACGAATTGGCCGAGGCGCGGGGGTGCATCACGAAACTTGAGGCGGACGCCCAGGCCCGCGAGGGACTGCTGACCGAGGCCGGGCGGAACACCGAAACCCTCAACGCACGCGTCGGGGAGCTGGAGGCGGCCAACGCCGCCCTCACCACCGAGCGTGACGCGTCCCGAGCCGAACTGGTGGCCGCGAGTGGCTCGATTGCCGGCCTGACCGCCCGCAACCGCGAGCTGGAGGCCAAGGAGCAGGATCTCGAGAAACGCGCCTCGGCCCGCGCGGCTCGCATTGTCGCCGAGACCGGGACTTCCGCGCCCGCGAAGGTGAGCGCCGCCGGCGAGGCCGATTCCGATGCGGGTTTGGCCGAGAAATTCCGCGCGATCTCCGACCCTCGCGAGCAGACGATCTTCTGGCGGGGCCTCTCCGCGCGCCAGCAGGCCGCGCTCCAAAAGGCCCTCTCCACCTCGAACGGATAAGGAACCGATCCCATGCCCAACACGCTGACCAATCTCAAGGACATCCGGGTGGCGCAGACCGCGCTGCCGGCATTCACCGACGAGCTGCTGCCCTTCGGGGCCTTCAGCACCAACTTCTCCCCCGATGCCGCGGAGAAGGGCGACACCGTGCGCGTGCCGCTGGTGGGCGCGCCGTCCAAGTCTGGCGAGTTCGCCGGCGACTACACCGCCAACAGCGATTCGGCGGTCGCCTCTGTGCCGGTGACCCTCAGCCGCCACTTCTTCAAGACGGTCCACGTGACCGCCCGCGAGCTGGCCGAGACCGCCTTCGGCGTGCTGGAGCCGCTGGCCGAAGCCGCGGCCCGGCAGTTGGCCCTCGATGTGCTGCTGGACGTGTTCTCGGTGGTGACCGCCGCCAACTACGGCGCGCCCGCGGTGCCCGCCATCGGCCCGACCGCGTTCGACTACAAGCGCGTGCTCTCGGTGCGCGAGGCCTGTGGTGCGGCCAAGATGCCCTCTGATAGGCGGGCGCTCATCCTGGACGCGGGCTACTACACCAACCTCTTGGCCGACGACGTCGTGGCCAAGGCGTTCAACATCTCGCTGAGCGGCCCTGCCGTCGAACAGAGCCGGATCAAGCGGCTGGCGGGCTTCGAGCTGTACGAGACCGGCGTGATCGCCCCGAGCCACGCCGAGAAATTGGTCGGTTTCGCGGTCCACCCCAGCGCCATCGCGGTGGCGGTGCGCTACCTCGTGCCGGCGGCCCGCTACGACGAGGCGGGCGCGGTGACCGACCCGGCCACCGGGCTGACCTTCGGCTATCTCCGCTTCTCCGACACCAAGAGCAACAAGATCTACGTCACCGTCGAGTGCCTGTACGGATTCACGGTGGGACGGGCTGATGGGCTCAAGCGGCTGGTGAAACCCTGACGCAACATCCAATAGCCAACACTCAACAACGAACATCCAAGGGAGATAGTGATGAGACCATTCTCTGCAATCGGTGATGACGGCACGACCCTGTCTTACGCGGCGGTTCCGCCATGGCCCCGGTCCATGACCCGGCTCCAATTCGTGAGCGCGACCTCCGACAAGGCGGGCTCGATCCTCAAGTTCCTGCGCCATGCGGCCGAGGCGGTCGTGAGCGCAGCCAGCGCGGCGGGGCAGAAGGTGGTCACTGCGCCCCCGGCGGGCTTCGCGGCGGATGGCGTCGTCATGCTCTGGAAGCTGTCCACCAACCAGGCCGCCCGCGCGGTGGTCGCATCGGTGGACGCGGAGGCGGGCACCATCACCATGGTCGCCAACTTGCCTTTTGCTCTGGCGCCTGGGGACAAGGTCTTCCTGATGGCCGAGGCCGGTCGGGTGCCGGTTGGTGCGGCCACGAAGGAGATCAACTCGCCCACGGTGTTCGCTGCCGATGGCCCCGCGCTGGTCGAGATCGACGGCACCGCCGCGTGCAAGGTGGAGATGGTGTCGGGCGAGTACGTCTGACGGTCCTGCGGTGGGATCTTCATCGCTTCCGAAGGCATTGTGGAAATAGAGAGGGAGAGAGGGCCTCAAGCCGCAATGGCAAGAGGCCCTGATCGAGCATCTCGTCGAAAGAAGCGTTCGTCGTGATATCAGCCTTTGGGCGGATAAGGATCTGCACTTCCGGGATAGGTCCGTTCCTCTTGGAACTGCCCATCCTCCGTGTGGACCTTCATCGATCCTCCATGCTGATTCATGAACTCTACGCTCTGTCGAAGAGCCTCTTCCTTCGTGTCGGCCTTCAAGGCGGCGCGATCGGCACCCTCCCTTGTGAGCTTCCACTCATTTTCTTTCTTGGTCAGATGGTATTTGTCCATCGCTATTCTCCAGTTGACCGAGTGACGGTGTTCCTGCTACTCGACAGCTGTCTAACTTGACGAGACAGCGGGAATGGACCGTTCCCCGGTCGGTTGCCGTTGTTCTTGCGGCTGGGACCACCCGGTCCCAGCCTTTTTCTTGCCCAGTCCCGAAAATGCTCGGAATCGAGCAGTAGAGCAATTAACCACATTGGGTTGCATAGTCAAACTGAAAAACCACAATATATTGCGGTTATCGGTTGTTGGGATTGCTCATTCTTTGACAGCCGAGTTCCTTTGTGAGCCTACCTGATTCGCTTTGCGGCGACCTCTCCGAACTCCTCATCGAGCGCGGCGTCGGGGTCGAGTGGAAGGGCCGGACGTTCCGGGCACTGATCGGCAGCCCTTCGGTCGATTACGGGCTGGTGGCCGGGGGTTTTGACCCGTCCTCGACAGTCATGGTGCGGGCGCTACGGGCGGATGTGGGGCCGCCGCTGCCGTCGAGGGGGGACCGGCTGACGGCCGACGGGCGGGCCTACAAAGTCACGGGGCTGACCGACAACTCGAATTGGCCGATCATCACGATCCACGCGGAGATGATCACATGACCGACCCCTGCGATGCGGTGGAGGAGAGGCTGAAGGCGGCGGTCGAAGGGGCGGCTACCGGACTTCCGGTCGTCAACGTGGATTCCGACGAGGACGCGCCCGACACCCGGATCGTGGCGATGGTGGACGGGGCGACCGAGGAAGACAAGCGGCCGGGGCGGTGGCTCCTGGATTGCCGAGTGGACGTCATCATGGAGGCCGAGCAAAGCAACAGCCCAGAGGCATTGGCTGGGGCCTGGGGCAAAGTTCTCCGCAGGCTGCGCGATGTGGCCCTGCCCGACATGCTTTCGGGACCTAGGGCAAAGGTCTTCGGTGTTCGGGATTTCGACATCGCACGGAGCAGGACGCGGCACGAGTGGGTGCGGACGCTCAAGTTCAAGGCCTGGGCGGCGGCGCTGGACGCGTGATGATTGACATCGCGCCGCGATCATGGCGGCGAAAGTGATCACTGCGGCGAACGTCCTGGCGGGGGCAAACGGGCGCAAGAAGGACATCATCTTCGGGGACGCGGTGACGGCGGGTCAACCGCTGTACCGGAAGGCGGCGGATGGCCGCTATTACAAGGCCGACGCCAACGATGCGGCGACGCACGCCGCCGAGGGAATCGCGCTCAACGACGGCGCGGCCGGTCAGCCTGGCTTCTTGGTCTATGAGGACGACGATTTCACGCCCGGATGCGCAATGAGCATCGGCGACATCTTGGTGGTCGGCGCGGACGCTCCGGGAGACATCGCACCCAGCACCGATCTCGCCGCGGGCTGGTACCCGACGATACTGGGCGTGGCCAAGAGCGCTACCAAGATGGTCTTGAAACCCATCGCTGCAGGCGTGGCGATCGCTTAACGTGGGCTCGGATGTCTCTTTCGAGGTCGATCTGACCGACTGGGAGCGGACGGTCAGGGATATCGAGGCGCACCACGACGATTTCAGCGGGCGAACATTCGAGAAATACACCCGCGGCCTATTTCGGCGCGTGATCGACGTGATACCGCCGCCCACGGCGGGCGCTGGCCGGAGAGCGATCCGGCGCGATTATTCGCGTGGCTATCCGCGCGGCGCGGTGCTCAACAGATTCCTGCGGCAACTCAAGCGGCCTTTGAGCACCGCCTTCTGGCACGCGTACTTCCGGGGCGACGTGCGCGGCATGCGCGAGATCCTCGCGAAGGGCGGCTCACCGCTGGCCAAGGTGACCATCGGCGCGTTCGATATGGGCCGGGCCATGCGCGGCTACAAACGCGGCCGCTGGGGCAACCGCCATCCGCCGCCGCCTTTGCGGCTGGTCCTCAACCCGGCTGCGGTCGACGCGCACGTGAAGGAGATCGAGGCCGACGTGGGCAAACTCAAGGGCGGGCTCATCCCCGCGCTGCGAAAGCTCGGCATCCCGGTGGCGGCGTATTTCGGGAGGCACACGGGACGCGGCCGGTTCGTCATGGACGTGCGCAAGGCGCTCAAATACTTCGACTGGACCGGCAGCGGCGCGGAGTACGAACCCGCGATGATCGCCCGGCTGAACCGGGCGATCCAGTGGGCGGCCCGCGCGCACATCGGGGGCATGCGCAATGAGCTGGCCGGGTACCGCCCGCCGCGCGGGTCGCGCAAGCGTTGACATCCGCGCGCGTGCATGGCCGACGCGTTCGACAAGCACGGTTCCCTCGCGGTGACGATGGGCCTGAAGGCGGCCCTCAAGGCGATGTCCGACGACATCGGCATCGAGGTCAATTCGGTGGACCGGGCGCGCGAGCCCGAGGCCCAGGCGGAGGCGACCGACCGCGACGGGGAGATCGCGGCGCTGGGCATCCAGAAGCCCGACCGGTGGAAGCGCAACTACGACGTGCAGGGCCTGCTCACCGATGAGGCGAAGTTCGACGCGCTGGGCACGGTGACGGTCGAGGGGATCAGGTACATCGTCACCAACAAGAAGATCGGGGACAAGGTGCGCGATTTCGAGGAGGCCTCCTGCACCCTGGTCGCGTTCAAGAAGATCACCTGAGCCCGATGGACCATGGCCCTCACGTCACTGGTGGTAGGCAGGCTGGCGGCGGCGTTCTTGGTGCCGTGCGACGGGCACCGCATATCCGGCCGTGAGCTGAGGCCCTTCTGCGCGGCGCACTCTGCCGCGCTGCGATCCATCGACAGCCCGCTCCCCTGGGCGCCCTCGGCGGCGACGCTCCCAGAGCTGGTGGGCGCGGCCAAGGTCTGCGCGTGCGGCTCATTCGAGGAACTGTGGGCCATCGACTGGCGGCGGCCCGACAAGCGGGACATCGCCGCGATCCGCCGCATGGCGCTTTCCCCGCGGGCCGTCCACCGCGCGCGGATGGCGTGGGCGGACTACCGCGAGGATTGCGCCGTCGTGCCCGAGCTGAAGGAGCGGGCGAAAGAGGGCAAGCCGTGCACGACGCCGTTTCACCTGGGGATGGTCACCGCCGTGGCGCGGGCCTTCGGCAAGGACCCGGAGTGGGCGTGGTTCCTGCGCTACGGGCAACTGCTGCACTACGCCGCCGCGCTCAACGAGGGCGAGTACGGCTGCCGCTGGGTGACGGAGGCCGAGGAGGAGGAGATCGCGTCCCTCGCCGCCCGCGGGATCACCGGGACAAGACGGGGGGCGCTGCCCGAGGGGGCGAAGGTCGTGAGGAGGAAGCGCCGTGGCTGACCTGGTCACAAGATCGCGGCTGGACGACTCCGACTTCAACCGGGGATTGGCCCGGATGCGCAAGGAGGCGCGGGACTTCAACCGCCAGCTCGGCTCGGAGTTCTCCAAGGTGTTCTCCGGCGCGGCGGTCGGGGGCGGGGTCGCCGCCGCCCTCTACGGGATCGGCAACGCGGTGCGCGGGGCCTTCTCCGAGGCCGACAGGGTGAGCGACCTGGCCGAGACGCTGCGGGAGATGCCCTCCGACCTCGTGCGGGTGGGCGGCGCGGCGTCGCTCATGGGCTCGGACATGGAGGCGGTGGTCAAGGCCGCGGTGAAACTGCGGGTGAACCTGGCCAAGGCGGGCGAGGGCGGGAAAGAGCAGGCCGAGATGCTGGAGGCGATGGGCCTCAAGGCATCGGAGCTATCGCGGATGCGGCTGCCGGACATGATCGTCGCGCTGGCCGGGGGGTACCAGAGGGCCGAGGCGAGCGGCCGGGGGTTCCTCGCGCTCCAGACGCTGCTGTCCCGAAGCGGCACCGAGCTGGCCAACCTCCTGCAGCGCGGCCCGGAGGAGCTGCGCGAGCTGTTCGAGTCCATCAAGCCCGCCTCGGACGCGGCCCTGATGGGCATGGGGGTCGTCGCCGACCAGTGGAACCTGATGCTCGGCAACATGAAGTCCCGCTTCCAGGACTGGGTGTGGGGCACCTACGCGGGATGGCGGAAGTTCAGGGCGAGCCTCGAGGCGAGCGAGACGGTGGGGGCGGCCAGCCGGAAGCGGTTCGCCGCGGAGAAGGGCGCGGTGCTGGGCGAGATCCCCGACCGCGCCAGGCGCGTGGCCGCGGAGAGGGCGCTCTACAAGAAGATCCACGGCGAGGAGATGGCCAAGTGGATGGCGTCCAACGCCGAGGACGCGGGCTTCATGACCGAGGGCGCCAACTATCGGCCGGCCGGCGCCGTCGACCAGGGCAAGGGTGTCGTTGGCGAGGGCGGCGACGACGCGCCCGCGAAAAAGAGGGCGATCGACAGGCTCATCGAGGCGTACTGGAAAGCCAAGGAGGCCAGGGACGAGGCGAACCGGAGCGAGGAGGAGAATCTGACCGCGATGCTGGGCAAGCTGGCCGAGGTCCAGAACAGGATCAGGAGGGGCAATATCTCGCAGGAGGAGGGCCTCGAGCTCCGCACCGAGGAGCAGGCGCTGCTCAAGTCGATCGAGGACCTGCAGCGGAAGATCGCCGAGGCGCAGGGGCGCGCGAAGAAAGACGCCAAGGAGGCCGAGGACAAGCTCCGCAAGGAGAAGGCCGACGCCGCCCAGAAGCTGCGCGAGCTGGCGCTGGAGGCGGCCATCGCGGAACTCAAGAAGGACGGCAGGGACCACGCCGTCGAGGAGGCGAGGCTCCGCGTGCGGGCCGCGGAGAAAGAGCTCGGGTTTGCAAAAGGCACGACGCGCGAGGCGGAGGCCTATGTCGCGCTTCTGCAGGCGCGCAACAACCTCACGGCGGCGGTGGGCGGCGACACGGGCAAATCCAGGGGCGAGCGGATCGAGGAATACATCGGCCAAGGCATGACGGCGGGCGAGGCCAAGAAGAAGGTCCGCGGGGAGGATCGGGACGCCCGGAAGGCCGGGGCCAGGATCAGGTCGTACCGCAGGGGGGCGGAGGGGGCGCCGGACATCATGGATCAGGGCACCCGCGACTACATGGACTCCCACAAAAATGTCTCCGGGGCCCGGGCCTTCGATTCGGGGGCGTGGGAGAGCGGCAGCGCCGCGCGGGCGGCCCGAGACAGCGCGGAGCGCTTCAAGGGCGGCGATGCCGCGGCCGACAGCGGCCAGGGCCAGACGACCATCCTCGGGGCGATCCAGAAGTCGCTTGAGACGATGGCGTCCAACATCGCCAGGGCGACGGGTGAATCGTGAGCGAGGAGCGGGAGAGCTACGTCGTCCACGGGCAGCACCGCGGGCTCATCGCCACGGGCGATGCCTCCCACGTCGAGTCGGCCAACGGGAAGATCCACCGCGAGGAGGTCTACGAGACCTTCGACATCAACCCCTACCGATTGCTGAACCGCGAGGGCACCCGCAACCGCCGGTTCCCCAAACTCCGACTGACGGAGAACCGGGTCGAGGAGGGCAAGATCGGGAAGGCCCGCATCACGATGGCATACGACGACGAGTGGACCTACCGGCAGGGCCGATACTCGCGCTTCCCGCGAGGCCTCGTGGAGACCGGCACCTCGCTCCAGAGCAACTCTTTCCCGGTGCTGATGCGCGCGGCGGCCAGGTCTGGCATGGTCAACGCCGTCGGCGAGATCTCCGCGACGGTCCACTACAGGGCCGCGACCAGGACGTACCGGTATTACTCTGGACTCCCGGCGGGCGAGACCCGCAGCGCCGGGGCGCCGCCGAGGCTCGGGGGGGTCGAGATCCTCAAGGTCGATCTCGGCCGCGATGGCGCGGGTCTCGCGCGATGGGGCTTCAACGTGGGCAGCATCAACCCGCGATTCCGGTGGACGATGACGAGCGCTCGCAATGTCGAGTCGGGTGGGTTTTGGGTGATGGAAGAGGGGTGGGCCATGATGATGGACCCGTGGTACGTGTGCTACTTCGGCGGGGCGGGCGGGGGCAGCCAGAAGGACGCGCTGGAGGACCTGTATGTCTGACCCCCTATTGAGGCTGAAAATCGCTTTCAGCTTTCCGTTTCTGCGCGCCCTCAGGGACGCGATAATCGCGCGTCCCAAGATCAAGTTTGGCTCCGGATTCGTCATAACCGAATCGGACGGCGAGATCCTCGTGGACATCGCCGGGAAGGATAAGCCGGGGGGAAATTGACAGCGGGCCGAGGGTGGCAATGGCCGTCACCAACATAGTCCGGGTCGTCTACAACTCCTCGAACGGCCAGTGGTACGGGTTCGAGCGGGCCGGCGACCGGTTCGTGCCGCTGCCTGCCACCGGCATCGCCCTCACGGCCACCGCCGAGGGCACCAATCGCGTGGACGTGTACCGCATCAACGACGAGCGGGGCGCGTTCCAGGCGATGGTGGCCAGCGCCGAGAAACCCGCGACCCTCAGGGTCAACGTCAAGGACACCCTGACGGGGAACCTTGTAGAAAAGGAATCGGTCACCGCCACGGCGTTTGGCACCGACCACATCGCGTTCGTGCTGGCCGGGTCGTACGCCGCGAACGCGGGGCAGGAGGTCAGCCTCGACTTCAAAGACGGCACCGTCGGCACCGTGACGCCGAGCGTGGCGGCCCTGGCGCTCTACGAGAAGCGGGAAACCGACCAGTACGGGGTCAAAGAGGGCACGTGGAGGATACTGTCGGCAGATGTCGCCGACCTCGATGACAAGAGGGTCGATTTTAAATCCACGAATCCCTCCGTCGCCCGGATCGAGCGCGGGAAACTGACCGACATCATCGCCGGGCTGGGATTCACCAACCTGGCCGATCTGCCGCAGCAGACCGACCAGTACTGCGTGGTCATCGGCGTCCGGGCGGGGGCGTGCAAGATCAGGTGCAGCTCGGTGGCGGACCCCTCCAAGTACGCCGACGTGGACGTGACGGTGGTGCTCCACCCGGACGACGAGCCCCTGATCTCTGGCGGGGATCTCGCGGCGGAGGCCTCCGCGATCCTGCACAACGTCCGCATCCCCGTGTCGATGGTCGATTCGCCCGCATGGCGATCGCTGAATGCATACAGCCCGATCAACGTGGACGGCCCTGGGCCCGTCCTGTTCATGCGCTCGTTCGTGCTGCCGGGGTCTGCCGATGACCACTTCGACATCGAGCTTAACTTCGCCGGGACCATCCCCGCGCAGCACGGCAACTACGCAGAGAACGTGATCGATCCGCCGCCCGGGAACTGCGTGCTCGCCTTCGCGGTGGGGCTACAGGGGAGCGGGGCGCTGGGCGTGCCCTCGACGAAGGTCCTTCACGCGTATCACACCGACGGGCCGCCCGAGACGTGGTACGACCACGAGGGCTACGCCCTCAATCTCCTCGACACGATGGGATGCGAGTCGGCCTTCCTCCTGAACGATCCGGTCAGCCCGTGGAACAGCGGGCCATCCACGCAGACGATAGACAAGAATGTGGCGTTCAGCGCCCTGGGCGGGGAAACCATCGTCCTGTGCTGGGCGCTCGACGTGGAATATGGCTGCTACCCACCCGGGATACCGGGAAGCGGACGGCCGGCGCTGCCAGATGGAATATACGAGTGCCTCATGACGGTGGTCAGCGTCACGCACCATGGGCCAACGGAGGAGGCATGAGGCGGGGACGCGCGGCATTCGGGGTAAGGGCCGAGGGCGACATCACCGACGCCGGGGCGTGGCTCCAACTTTACGGGAAGGCGCTCGAGGGTCGGGCCGGGCATCGCCGGGCGGTGGCGCTCGCGGACCATGGCACGCGGCAATTCTCGCGCCGTTTCCGGGCCGCTGGCGAGAACGACAAGCAAGCAAGGCTCGCGGCGGTCAAGCGGGAGCAGGGCATGAGGGACGAGCGGGAGCGACAGGACCAGAAGCGCAAGGCGGGAGGGAATAGCTGATGCCATTCGCCGGACAGATTCCGGGGGTCGTGATGGGGGCGGGGGTCTCGGGCCCCAGCATCCTGGCGGTGTTCGCCCGCAACCTTTTCACGAACATGGACACGGGCGAGGTCTACCTGCGCAGCGGCGACCGCAGCCCGATCACCACCTGGCCCGCCAAGCGCGGCGACAGGGTCCCGGTCCAGCAGCGGTTCGTCAACGAGGAGCTGGACGGCACCGATGAGCTGATCAAGTTGCCGGAGGGCATCGAGATCCGATTCGAGGGCCACCGCAAGCTGGCCAACGGCACGGTCGATTACAGCCAACTGCTGGTGCAGCAAAACACTTGGGTCGAGACCGACGCGACGACAGACCCGCACTACGACGCCACGGTGAACCTCGACACGCCAACCATCAATGCCGCCATCGGCAAGGGCGGTCTCGAACTGCCCCACATCGACATCGAGGCCGACATCGAGGTCTGGAAGGGCGACGACCGGCTCTCCAGCGCGAACTTCACCATCCGTCTCTACAACGATCACTCGCGCGGCGAGGGCGACGTCCCGACGTCCCTCGGGTTCATCGGCTCGGGGGTGAACTTCGGCTCGTGGATCACGGGCCTGACGGGCGGTGCGGCGACCGATCTCGACGGGCAGGCGACCGCCCACCTGGAGTACGGAAAGACCCTGCTGATCCTCCAGCTTGAGGGCGAGCCGCCCTCGTCGTACCGCTACGTCGAGGACCCGGCCCCCGGCGCGACGGTGGAGGACAGCCCGAACGTGATCATTCCCGATGACTACAACTACGACCCCGAGGATCCAGGGGCGGTTGACGAGAACATCGGGCTATGGGTCAAGGTGGTGTGATGAAAAGGAACCTTGCATTGGTCGTTGGGGGCTTCGCCGCCGTGTTGCTGGCGGGCGCCGCCGCGCCGATCAAGCCGTTCAATGGGGTCTTCGTCAACGAACAGGGAACATCGACGGTCGCGGGAATCGTGTTTCCGGGGAACGTGACGGGAGCGCAGTTCGTCGGAGACGGCTCGCTCCTGACCGGCATCGATGCGGGGCTCGAACAGACAAACGTGCCGATCATCGTGCCGCTGGGACCGTCCTCCGAAGCCCCGGCATCGGCTTCCCTCGGGTCCTACAACGGGGGCTCGGGCTCGACCTACTACAACTCGGGATACAACCACGCGATCCGTGTCTACGCGTACCGCACCAACTACGCCGGGGAGAGGTACTACTCCACGGCCCACGCGGAATCGGACACGTTCTACGACAGCGGCGAATCGTCGGAGAACTACACGCTGACTTGGCAGTGGAGTTCGGTCGCTGGCGCGGTGGGCTACATGGTCCTCAAGAGCGACAGCTATAGCGGCTACGCCTACGACCACGGCATCGAGACGACAGGCACGAGCTGGGAGGACGATGGTTCGGGGCTGGCCGCGATGGCGGCGGACCCAACAATCTCGACGGCGATTGGGAGCACGAACATGGCGCTGGCCGAGAACCTCTTGGTTGCCGGGGGCAAGTTCGCCGGGGAGATCGACTTCACCGACGCGCGACTGAAGAATTTCCTTCCGGGGACGGACTGGTGGGCGGTCATCACGGTCGACGATCCCGCCTCGATGTCCACCAACGGCATGCCGATGTTCAGCGACGTGGAGGTGCGCTGCTGGACCAACGGCCCGATCCACACCTCGGGCGCACAGGTCTTCTGCTACACCACCAGCAACGCGGCCCTCAACGGCACCCCCGCCTACGAGGACTTCACCACCAACTGGTACCCGCGCGCGTTCTGGTGCCAGGTCCACGCGTCCCACGACATCACATGGCTCGCGGAATGGAAATCGATCAAGCCGACCTACTCCGGATCGATCGGCTCCGCCATCGCGGCGTGGGACGGATCAAGCAGCGCGAGCTACCCCTTCCGGTGGGTCGTGATGATCAGGGACGCGCGGCCCTGGTTCCACCCGACCAACAATCTCTCCTGGGCGTACACGGTCTACCGGGCGACAACGGGGGAGGGCGCCGGTTTCCCGCCCAGGGTCAGGGCGAGGAACGGGACGACCCTCCTGAACAACACCGTCTGGAACAAGGCCGTGCCGATGTGGACGACGCAGGACCCGAGGCCGAGGAAGTTTCGGGCGTTCGACAACTCGAGCGCGGACGTGGTGGAGATCACGAGGCAGCACCAGCAACCGTGAGGTGAGACGATGAAGAGGGCATTGTTGATGGCATTGGCGGCAACCGCGATGGCGGCGCGGGCGCAGGAATCGACGAACAACGTCGTCGGGTTCTCGACGCGCGAGCTACCGCACGCCGTCCGCTACGAGGCGACGATGGGCGCGGGGCAGATCGCTGCGTTTCGCGCGCTGATCAAGCCATCCGTGCAGATCCCGGAAATCGCGTCCAACGCGACGCTGCGGATCTGGGTCAGGCCCGAGACCAACGGGTCCTCGGCCGTGATCGTTGAGATCGCCCGTTGACAGGACTGGAGGCGATATGTCGGTGGACTGTGAGGAATGCCGCGAGGAGGTGCTGCGGCGCCTGGACCGGATCGAGGTCTGGGCCTTCGGGCCCACCGAGCAGAACGGCGCGCGGGGAGCCATCGAGGAGCTTCGGCACAGGGTCGAGGCGGTCCAGCGCTCGATCTGGCTCACGACCGGGGCGCTGGTCATCCTTCAGCCGCTTTTGATTTCGGCGTTGGTGAAGTGGTTCGTGTAGGCGATTACATATTGTGGGCAACGAGATCCCACGGACATCAAAGATTAGTCGAAGCGTCTTTGCTCTATCCTTGCATTAGCACTTGGGCCATCTTGGACGTGATAGCGTTCCAGAGTCCTCAATGCTGCGAGGTGGTCGTTGATAGACTGCTCGATTCGGGTGAAATCCTCTGGGGTTCCAGTGCGGGAATGAAGATGACCGGAAAGTTCATCGTAGACTGGTGACAGCGATGGGATGGCGGCTTTAAGTGGCTCAGGCAGTGAGGAATTATATCGTGCGGTGAGCTCATCGCCTCGAATTTGCTGCCCTATCGGAATCTTCAATCGGCGCCTTATATGGTGTTCTACGAAAGTGCGGAGATGGTAGAAGCCGCCGAAAATGTCTCCTTCCAGGAATGCATTACAGGCATCTTCTGCAATCGGGCGTAATTCCTTGTCCGCCTTGATTCGGCACTCTAGTTGGCGACGAGGGGCGAAACCACAGAGTTGGATGCGCAGCTCCCTTCTATGGGTCAGCGTCGTATAAAGAAAAGCCCGGCAGCTGACGCACCGATAAAAGAACGTAAATACTTGCTCGATCTTCCCATCGTTGGTCCTTGGGTATGGCGAGGCAAACCCGCTTTGACGTGAGGAGCAAAGTGCTTCAAAAGTCGTCTTGTCCTTGCAAGTGGGACAATTAAGGCGAAGGCTGGGAACGAGAAAATGAAGTGACATCTCTTCAACCGGAGTGCCCAACGGTTGACTGATCCCCCCCGCATTGAACATCACACCAGTTGTAGCCCTATTGTCACCCTGATGGTGTGTTTCGATTGCCCAAGGCCGAAGCCGCGCTTCCCGATTGTAAGCCTCAACTCCATTCCGCGCAATATCCACTCCCTCTGCCGTTAGTGCTTGAGGCAACGCGTTGAGATCTACGTCGACTTTTTGATATAGATTCTTCGTCTCCAAGAGGTCTTTAAATGCGCGTTCGACGGCCAAACGGACGGTGCGCTCAAAGCACGGGCTCGCCTCTCGGCCTGGTAGTGTGTGCTGAAGCTCGATTTCGTCCATCAACATAAACCTTGTCGCTAGCAATGTTTAGACAGGTCAAACGGTCAAACTATTAAGTACATCGGCAATGGGGTCAAGTCCGACCCCTGCCGTGGGACAGGTTATGGCGGCCGGTGCGCTGGCGGTCTTTCAGCTGGTACTGATCGCGGCGTTGGTCAAATGGCTCATGCGAAATGTGTGCGGGCGCGTCGCTCAGTCAGTCGCGCAAGTTCATTATAATGCGATAGAAGCGTTCAAGGTTCTGCTCTCCGAGTTCATTCAGTGACCTCAAGGCCTTCTTAAGGCCCAGTCGCTCGGTGGCCAGTTGATGCACCTTGTCGTGGGATAGACCAAGTCTGCGCGCTCGCGCCCAAATTGCGCGCGTGTGACGCCTGCGCCATTCCTGGTTGTTGGTGCGGCGAAGCTTCGGCCTTGCCTTCACCGCCTCGCGACGGAGGTCGGCCATTACCGCCGGGAAGTCCTCGCGGTAGATGAGATGGTAGGAGTTGCGGCATGGGAACATGCGGTATAGGCGCGAATACCATTTCCCGTGTGAGTCGGGGCGGCCAGCCGCCACGTCAATTTCGGCCAGCCCGTCAATCATGGCTTTGATCTGTGCCGCCTGCTCGTCGGTGATGTGTTCCGGGCCGGGTTGGATCACGTTCCGGGTGGTGTGTTTCTCGGTTCGGATGTAATCGCGGCCAACCTGCACATTGCGATTGCCGCTGGCCACTTGATGAACGCCACCGCCAGGCTGGGCGCCTGTCATGGGACCCGAAACTGACGGCGACTTTCGCCGACGCGGTGCGCGCCTGCTCGCAAGCGTCGCCATAATCTCAGTAATGAACTTCTCCTGCGCGTGGGCGACCGATAGGCCGCAAAGGTCAATATAGACGAGGGGGCGAAGGAGGGGTGGGATTTCGCACTCGCGCACGCGCACGAGGATGAGCGTGCGCTGTGAGCCTGTGGGATCGCGGGCGAAGGCCGCAGTCCATTCGGCCTCTGGGAAGCGGGCGGCGAAGTAATCCGGGGACACGATAGCCAATACGCGCCTGGCGCGTTGAAGGGCCGTGTTCATCTCAGAAACAAAGTTGGAGCCGGCAACGAAATCCTGGGACTGTGAAACCGACGTGAATAGGGCCTGGTCCAGCCAATTGCCGAGACCGTCCGCCCACAGCTTATCAGCAGCGTTGTAGCTGATGAAGAAGTCCACTGGAATATCGGCGTCTGGCGCGGTCATGGTTTGGTTTCCATCGCTCTTGGCGGACCGATCCGCGAAGTAGGGTCAGTTTGCAGAAACGGGACAGGTTTGACTAGCACGTCTCGCTGGTTTGACAGGCCCACTGGCTCATGAATTGGACCCTTGTTGGGAAGATCGCCGCCAAGTTCCTCGCCAGCCCGCGGGCCAAAGCAGTCCTCGGCTCCTCGACTCGCCACGCTCTCACCGTCGGCGCCGGGTGGCTGGCGGCCCACGGGCTCCTTGATCCGTCGAAGCAAGAGACGTGGATGTCTGCGGCGCTGCTTCTGCTCGGGTGGGGCTGGGGGCTGATCGAGAAGGCGGCACGGGAGGCGTGATGATCGTCTCCCTGTTCGAGCGGGGAAGCGGTCTTACTGCTGGCGCACTTCGCTGGTGGCAGCGGTGCCCGTTCGCACACGTGAAGACCGCATTTCTGTTGCCCGATTGCAGGTGGAAGATTGCTGAGGCGCTGGGGGAGAGCAATCGGGTGGTCTGGCGTGACGCCCGGCCCAACGATGCCCTGGCGAGGGCGCTCGCGTCGGTTGAGCCGCTTGATCCAGCAGCCGAGGCCTGCGCGATGGAGTTCGCCGCCGCCCAGCATGGCAAGGGCTACGACTACGCTGGAGTGGGCGCGTTCCTCGTGCGTCGCGACCGGACCGCCGCCGAATTACAACGCGAGAGGGAGGGCCGGGAAGTCTGGTTTTGCTCCGAGCTGGATTTCGCCATCGCGGCCAAGTCTGGGAGGCCGTTGTTCTCCCGGATGCAGCCCATCGAATGCTCCGTCCGGGATGCCTGGGTGAGTTCTGTTCGGGTGGAGATCCCCAACCCATTGCGGCAATGAGACAGGCGCGTTGACACCCGCGGGGGCGCATGGCTGTCATCGTTCCCTCCCAGCGTCCCAAGGTTTCCGAGGCGCGGATCGCCCAGATCCTCGTCGAGCGCGACGTGCGTGATCCGGTGGTCGTGGTCGGCTGGCCCGGCTGGTTCGCCGACATGGGCCGCCCCGGCAACGACCGAGGCATCTACGACGACGCCATCGTCGTCGCCTCGCCCACCGCCTTCGCCTGCTTCAACGGCAACGTGGATCCGGTGGGCAGCGGTTGGAATCCCGGAGTGGGGAAGCCATACGCATCCCTCAAGCCCGGCGTTTGGCGATATCATCCCGGCTGGCACAAGTGGGGCAGCCCCTTTGGCCACCCTGCCTTCCGCCAGGCCGATGAGGTCACCGTCCTGCGCGATCCAGCCAATGGCCGGAACGCCTACGAGGAAACAGGCGATTTCGGCATCAACATCCACCGGGGCTCTTACAACTCGCCGTCGAGCTGGGGCTGCCAGACCCTCTGGCCCGACCAGTGGAAGGCGTTCTATGAGCTGGTCACCTCTGAACTCCGACGTCACGTCGCACCGAAAATCGAGGACGCGGTGTTTCCCTACGTGTTGCTGGAACGATCGTGACGAGCGGTATAGTTCACGCGCGCAAACGACACCTCTCAGGGCGCCATGGGTCAATCAAATAGAAGTCCGACCCCAGCTGTAGAAGAGCCGACAGCGTCTAAGGAGTAGCAGGGAAACTGGTTGTTTGGTGGGGCTTTAGAGCGATTAGATTTGATTGGTGCCGACCACGAGTTTAGAGCATTTGGCGCGATGGGCCTGATAACGACGAAAGAGGCCGCTCAGATCCTCGGGGTTACGGCAGTGCGGGTGCGGCAACTCATTGCTGACGGGCGTCTGGTTGCGGAGAAGCGTGGGCGAGACCACCTTCTTGAGGATCGTGAAGTGCGGCGGTTCAAGCGGCACGGGCGCCGGAGCGGGCCGAAGGGCGGAAGGCCACGGGGAAACGGGACTTGATAAAACTCTTGTGTGTGCGATAGTGTTTTGTGAGATCTGCAGCATGAGACGGGCGGAACAGAGTGTGATGGTGGCGGTTGAATCACCATTGATGCTCGCCGCGCGCCTAGGGGAGGAGGCGTGTGCTGCGTTGGAGCCGAAATACAGGAGCGGAAGGGGCCAGTTTCTGACGCCGCCTGGCGTGGCAGGCCTGCTGGCCGGCATGTTCGACTCGGCTGAGAGTGATGTGCGTCTGCTGGATTTGGGCGCTGGTGTCGGCGCGCTTACGGCCGCTTTCGTGGAGGAAGTCCTGCGCAGAGAGAGGAAGCCGCGCTCGCTGCACCTGACGGTATGGGAAGCCGAGGAGTCGTTCATCGGGCGGCTGGAGCAGGTGCTGGAGAAGTGTGTCGAGGCGGCACGCGCGGCGGGCGTGCCGACCGAATATGTGGTGAACCATGGTGATTCACTCCGGGGCGCGGTGGAGATGTTCCAAGAGGATGATCTTTTCAGGGCCGCTCACAGACGGCATGGCTTTACGCACGCCATAATGAATCCGCCCTACAAGAAGATTAACACCGATTCGGAGGCGAGGCTGCTGCTGCGACGAACTGGGCTGGAAACGTCAAACCTGTACACTGGATTTCTTTGGGTGGCCGCGAGGCTCATTGAGCCGGGCGGGCAGATGGTGGCGATCACGCCGCGGAGTTTCTGCAACGGGCCTTACTTCCTTCCGTTCCGAGAGCAGTTCTTCGGGCTGATGGGCCTTGAACGACTCCACGTCTTCAATAAACGGGATAACCTCTTTTCCGGTGATGATGTGCTCCAGGAGAATGTGATCATGTATGTGCGGCGTGGAGCCAAACAGCATGACTCGGTCGTGCTGAGCAGCAGCGACGGGCTACCGTCTGGCAAGGACCGAATGAGAACGGTGCCTTATTCGCGGGTCTTGGACCCCGGGGATGCTGGCAAGGTAGTTCACCTGGCGCTGGATGTGACTGACGATGACGTACGCGGAGCGGTGATGGGCTTGCCCGCGCGTTTGGCCGACCTGGGCATTGAGGTTTCAACCGGCCGGGTGGTGGATTTCCGGGCGCGCGACTTTCTGCGAAAGGAGCCGGGCGAGGACACCGTGCCGCTGATTTATCCTGTGCACTTCAACGGGGGCTGCGTGCATTGGCCATGCCCGGAATCGAGGAAGGCGAATGCATTGCTGGCGGTGCCGGAGACTGAGGAACTGCGGGTGCCCAACGGCGTGTACGTTCTGGTCAAGCGGTTCACGGCGAAGGAGGAGCGGAGGCGCGTAGTTGCGACCGTGTTTCGCCCTGAGGGTAACCTGGCTGGCTTCGCGTCGGTGGGATTCGAAAACCACCTCAATTACTTCCACCATCGGGGCGGCGGATTGGATGATCAGCTAGCCGTGGGCTTGGCGGTGTACTTGAACTCGACCGTCGTGGACTCGTACTTCCGGCAGTTCAGTGGTCACACCCAAGTCAACGCAACGGATCTGCGGGGGCTGCGGTATCCGTCCAGGGGACAGCTTTACGGGCTTGCGGAGAGTCCGGCGGCTGGCACGCGTGACGAGGCGACTATTGATTCAGCCGTTGAGGCGATGATTCAAACGTCTCGACGCTGA